AACTGGTGTTTATGACTTTGTTCCTGCTGTAAACTTTTGTGGAACTGGAACATTTACATGGAAAGTTACTGATGGTTCATGTGAAAAAGAAGCAACAACAACATACAATATAAGTTGTGTTTGTGATATACCATCATTTGCCGTTTATCAAGGAGCTAATCAACCTTGTGGAGCAGCATCAACTGCACCTTTATATACTGGTGCTTCAGGTGGAGCTTATCAATGGGTGGGTGACTATTGTGATCCAGATAATGCATATACTGATGTAACACTTACAACAGAATATTCTCTTGATGGTGGTACAACTTGGATAGCAGGTCTTCCAGCAGGAGCAACAATACAAAAAGATGTACCTGCACCATGGAAGTTTACTTTTGATCAGCCTTCTGTCCCAGCGGGTAATCAGCAATTTAGATTTACACTTCAAGATGTAGATGTAACTTGTAAGAGCGAGTACATTTTTAATGTAACTGCAGCTTTAGATATATTAAATAGATTTGAATTTCAGGTATCAAATGAAGCTGGAACAGCAACAGCTGCAGCAGCACTGTTTCCTTTCAGAGCTAATACAAATTTACCTGTATTTGGAGCTACTGGAGGTACGTGGAATCCTTCAGCTCTTCCTAATTCACAAAACTGGATGGGAAATTATGTTAATCAAGGACGAAGATTAACTCAATTTACATCTCAACCAAATGGTCTAGCTGGTTCAGGTTTAAGTAATAATGATGAAGCATTAAATATTACACCAAGTGGTGGAACATACCCAGGGGTTGCAAATTCAACGTTTCAATTAGTATATGTAACTGCTGGATATCAAACTAATTCAACTCTTATTGAGACAAGAACGCCAAATATTTGGGTTAATCCTATGTCTTACCCTGCTAATGATAATATATCAGTGGGTGATACCATAATTTTTGATGCTGCTACAATAAATAATGCTTTTAATTTATCAGGTGGAAATGCTGTAACAGGTAGTCTAACTTATGTAATTCAAAATGAAGATGTTGGTTATGCTCCTTTAGCTACATCAGCAATAACTTTAGCAGCTAATGCTAATTCTGGTCATGCTTGTAATGATGGTGCATTTAAAATATATGCTGCTATTACGAATGCTTCTGGTGCAACAGAAGTTTATTATTTACTTAGAACCTCTACTTCTAACGGTAGTCCGCAAAATCCTTTTACTAATAATCCAAATCCTATAAGAAGATATAGTTTAGACAGTGTTTCTCCTTCAATTGGATATTTAACTGGACCAGGTGGAAGAACTTGGTCAAGATCATATTCAAGTGGTACTCAAGCTGGAGTAGGACAAGCAGGAGCACCTGCTATAATGAGTTCTTCTAATATTGATTACACATTCCGTGGTTCTGCAATGTCTAAATCTAATACAATGTATAACTATGATGGAGGATATGTAATTCCACAAAATAATCAAGATACAGACTATAGTTCTACAGGAGCGCAAAGACTTCAAGCAGATGTTATACAACAGATAGCTGCTAATAGTATAGATGGTAATATAGTTTTTTATATTGCAGGAGATACTTGGGCCAAAACATCTGCTACAACTTTAGCAACAGGTATAATTAGTTCAGTAGATGCTAATGGAGGAGTTACTGGTATAACATTACAAAGTGGTGGCGTTGGTTATAATCAAGGATTATTTACTAGTAATGCTTCTGGTACTACTAGAGCAGAATATTTTTTAAGTGGTGGGGATAATCAATGTTCAGCTTTTGTAACTATGAGCGGTACAACAGTTAATGAAAGTATACAGTCTGTAATCTCAATATCTAGACCAGGTTCAGGTTATGTGGTTGGACAACCTTTTGCTTTTGATCCAGATCTTACATGGGTTGCACACTCTCATGGTGATGCAGCAACTCTTAGAATATTTAAAGAAGACCCAAATAATACACTAGATCAAATAGAAGTATTTAATGGCCCTCCTTTTAATAACACTGGTACAGCAACTGGTACAGCATTTAAAGCAGGTGACGGAACATCAGTGCAAGTAAATATATTTACGGGTGTAGTAACAATTTTATAATGAGTAAAGTAAAAACAAATAGTGCAAGTAACCCTATGAGTCCACACAGTCCTAAAGTAAGGACTGGTGGCTCAGTAGTTGCTAATAAAAGTACAGGTAAAGGTGGCTTTAAAGTTGCTCAAGATTCAACTGTATTGGGTACAATGAATGGTATAATGAAAGATCAGTATAACAAGTAAGTTACTTTAGATCTTCTAACTCTTTTTGTAAACATGCAAGTGCACGCCAAGCAACTTTTGCTGTATGACGTATTCCGTCATCATCAATTGTTCCTGCATCTATAAGGTGCCTAGCTAATGCATCAAAATCATCATTAGATTTATTACGATCCCAATGTAATGGTTTATCAGGATGATGTTGTTTGTTTCCTTGTAAGGAGACTCTTGCTATTTCCATAATAGCATCCGGGAAGTATTTAAGAACACCAGTAAATACTGGAGTTTCTTTTCTTTTTTCAGCTTTATCCATAAATAGCCATTCTTTTTTTATCATTTCTTTTTCTTTTTTCTCCTTTCAGCCATAACATCTTCAATCTTTCTAACTTCATATGCTCCACATGGACCATTTGCAGCACGAGATGTTGCTTTCCTATTGGTTCTTTGCCAACTGTAAATTTGACTATCTTCACTACATGGTATAAAGTTTATACCTGCTTTATTATATCTTTCTTGTTCTCTTTTTTCTTTCTTTGTCATTTGTCTTTATTTTTACGATAATCAATTATGAATCCTACAGCTACTAGTATGTTTAAACCTAAGCTGGCAATAACCTCATGAATATCTTTATATGTATTTATACTTAGATGTACATGTCCAATTACCCAAAATGGAATTGCCATTTGCTGACTATACCATATTAATGCAAACTCTAGAAATTTTTTCATAACTAATTTTTGGTTTTTATATTTTGTAAATTAGGTGTAGGGGCCTACATGTAAAACATGCAGTTGGTTTAGCCCCATTATTATTCACCTAACTTCCTACCTTTTAGGATCCATATTATATATATTATTATAATTAAAAAAAGTATTCTTAATCCTGGGCTCATATTCTACCCATGTACATTTCTTGAACTAATACTTTTTCTGTTATATCTATATCAATTGGAACTTCAACAATATCTTCCATAACTATGTCTATGTCATTAACATTAGTATTGACTTCTAGATTAGCATATAAGTTATTGTTTATTACTTCAGCAGTTACAAAATCATGAAAGTCTTTTTGATCTGATAACCAATCTCTTGGATGTGCTTTCTTTAATGCATGCGTTACATGATTATAAAAAGCCCATGCACTGTTATTACTCTGACCATAATCAAAAGATGGTTTATCCATTTCTTTCTTTATCATAGATACTTGTTGTGTGTCTATTATATCTTCATCAATAAATAATCTTCCTACTAACTCTGACTGCTGTTTACAGCTAAGTTTAACAGACTTTAGATATTCTTTATCATTTATTAATCTTTTATAATATACTTCAGCATTCTTGATTTGATCCGTCATATGTAACTTAGTATCCATATTAGCTGTTCCGGTATGCTTTCTAGTGTAATTCATCATATCACCAGCAACCATTCCGTTTGAACATACTTTAACATAAGCTCCTATAGCACACTGAAACCTTGTACTTTTATCATAAGAGTTTGTCCAAGAGAACATCATACCTAGTTCTTCTTCTTCCATTATACTGCTATCAACAGGATTTAGAGGCTTTAAATGATAGATACCTTGTGCTACATTAGCATTCATATTAGATCTATAGACCTCTTTTATTATAGTGAATCCACTTGCATTAAGTAGACTCATAGTGTTGTCTATCACTTCTTTGTGTGATATGACTGTGTAAGATTTACCATGGTTAGGTAAAGGTTGACTTTTTAGAAATGCTTTAGTCACTTCTGTTGGTTTTTTATATCCCATAATTATAAACTTATTAAGTGTAAATATAATAAATTAATCTGACTCAGCAAATTAAAATATATATCTTATTGTGTTTAAAGGAAAATACTTCTTGTATATATCCTTGAATTCATTGATTAGCCTGCCTTTATGTTCTAAAGGATACCTCATAACGCCTGATTGATTTTTAACTTCATAAGAACGCCTCATTAGTTCCTGGGCTTCTGGTGATGCTTTAATCATTTGGTTCTTATGATTGGTTAAAGCTATAACCTCACATTTATTTATACCTGCTAGTTCTTTTACCTGTTTAAAAAGCTTATTATATTCTTCTTTCCAACCGGGATAAAAGACTAAAGGGCTATAATTAAGATGAACTTGCCAACCTAAATCTTTGAGACGGTTAACATCAGCTATACGGCTTTCTATCTTTTGCATCTTAGGTTCTAATATATTAGAATACTTCTGAGGCATAAGACTAACACGTACTCTTGGAGGCTTGTTAAAATTACTAACGTCTAACGTTAATAGTCCTGGATACTTTGTAGCCATTGTTGTATTAAGATTTTTATGTTTATCATACATAAGCAAGTAATCATATAAAGAAATTCCTGCTTTCTTTACATGTTTTTGCATAAGTACTAAATCTGTATTACAAGCAATGTCTACCATTGTGTATATAGGGTCTTGTTGATCAGGTACCTTATAGTAACTTTTTTCCCAATCAACAACAGACTTAAATATTTGGTCAACGTTTCTATTTACAAAAACTCTTTTACCATTATACCTAGACATATAACAATAGGTATCTACACAGCCACCAAAACAACCATATATGAGGTTTGGGGCTATGCAGTTAGCACTATTATTATTTGGTTTAGTTACAAGAGTTGTTGTTTTCTGTACCTTAATCATTTCTTATGTAAGCTGACTCAGTGCCAGATATAATATCTATATCTTTTACTTCAATATCTTTTACAAATTGACCGTTAACCATCTTTCCGGTACGTTTAGAGATTACATCATAAGCTGACTTGAGGCAGTATTCTAAAGATACATTCTGCATCTTAGCCTGAATAATCAAGGTGACCATAATATCACCCATAGCATCAACAATCTCTTCACGGTCATCAGCATTGATAGCCGTGCAGAGTTCAGTTGTTTCTTCTAATGTTTTCAACGCTTGGGCCATTGGTGTGGCTTTGTCAAAAATACCTTTTTCTTCTGCCCAGCTTTCTACTGCACATTCTAGTTCAAAATAATCCATATGTTTAAAATAATTTTAATTGATTAGATGACACCGTTAATATACTATTTATCTCAGACTCAATTGCTTGTAGATAATAAAGCTTATTGATATTATAGTTTTCCCATTTAGGTTCTACTTGCATATCATTAAATAAACTTTGTAACCACTTACCAGCCTCTAGTTGTATTTCACGATCATCATTTTTGTTAACTTTTACGATCTTTACTCCATCTTTAGATATAAAATACCTATTGATTTTTTGTAATTTATCTTCAGTGTACTTGCCATCTTTAACATATCTTGCTACTTGTTGCCAATTACCCTTTGATTTACCACCTATACAATAATCTAGAATGTTTTTATTTTGTTCTAGATAGTCTTCAGGTAATATGTTTTTTACGAAGAAAGCATATATAGCTTTTGGTATAACTAACTTAGACTTGTTTTTATGTAACTGTAGGTTATGAAAATCAAATCTACCTTTCAGCTTAACAGGAGCATAGCTAAACTTATCATTCTTGACATTAAATAAATAATGTGGTAATGATTGTTTTACTTCTCTAAACTTTGTTATGTCAACATCAATAAAGTTGTTTACACCTATATAGTTATTTACATCTGAAAGTATTAATTTTTGATATTCATCATGTTCTAAGTTTAAACTAGTTTTCTCCTCCCACTCTTTACATATCTGCATATATAAATCATAGTGCTCTCTTGGTATAATAGTTTCTACACCATCCGTGTTCTGTAATAAAGCAACAGCACCCGGTATACGCTCCATGATTTGTTCATACAACATCATCAACGTTAGCTGACCATTAATTGTAATTCTCATACACAATTCTGGATCATAAAAGAAGCTATTTACATCATTGCTAAGACCAAATGTAGAATTAAGTATAATCTTATATACATAATTCATTGGATTGCTCTTAGGAATCTTCTTACGCTCTTCAAAGAACCACTCATACTGATCACAAAACTGGTCAACTGGAAAATGTTCAGGAGACCATTTATTTTTGATTGCTAAGTTTGGGTAAAAAGATGTTACATCTGAACTCATAATTAACATATCATCATCACTTTCATAAACACCTTTGTTAGCAGCACCATGTGCACCACCTAAACCAAAATGTGTCTTTACAGATTTATAGTTTATATGATATTTGAAACTACCTTTCAGGTTAGAAGCATCTATCTCTAAAGTTTTAAACCTATCATGTAGTGTTTTAAACTCTTGAGATGTAAATGAAATGTATGGTAATAAAATATCAGATACTTTAATATTAGATCTATGAGTCCTCATTTGTTTGAGATCTCTTTTTGGTATATTAAGCTTTTCTGATAAATAATAACCAAATAGTTCTTTACTAATTCTTGGTTCAGAGGCGCTATATAGATTTATATTATATGTATCTGTTAGTTCTTTACGTAGTTTAATCTGTGACTTTGACCTATTAAATATTTCTTTGGTTGACTGTACATCATTAACATTATATTCAATGATAGTGTTAATCTCCTCAAGAGTTTTAATTTCAGCTGTATGATCTATAGGCATTTCTAATATATTTTGCCAGTCCATACTATATTGTATCCACTTAAGACTAGAACGTTTAGCCGGGTTATCCCAATGGTGTAACTTAAATAGATCTATCTGACCTATTTTCATCTTCCATATGGGGTAATCCATAAACTCTTTGTTATTAGACTTATTAATACAGTACTGTGCGTACTTATAAATTATATTAGCTATCTCACATCCTTTAAGATTGTCCCATAAATAGTAATTATCTATTATATATTGAGTGATCTGGCCATCAAATGCTAAACCATTGTATGATATATGCCACTCTTTATTATCTACATTATCTTTTAAGAAACTTATAAAATCATCAAAATCATTACGCAGGTCATGAACAACAAATGTTTTACTCTCATTTGTTTTATAATGCTCAAATACCCCGGTGAAACAATTAGATAAAGTTTCATAGTCCATTACCCAGTGTTTCATTTTTTATGTTTTTTAAGAGCTAGAGTCATTATTCTCTTTCTCATTTGAATTAGTGTTTCCATCATTATAATTTTTAAGTGCCACTACTTTAGCTTCTAGTATTAGATCCATAATACTATCATAGATACTTTCTACCGCTTCTGGTGATCCATCACGCTCTAACTTTTTATCTATTTCTCTCTCATATAAGTCAACTGTTTTGATTACATGCTTAATCTTTTGTTTAACTTTTTGAGTATGTATATACTGTAACCCGTGTGCTATCTCACCCATGCACTTAGTCATAGCAAACAGGATGTTAACATCCATTATTTCTTCTGCTTTTAATTGTTTCATAATTTAATTTATTAGAGCCAAAAAAAGCCCAAATCAATGAGCTTTCTTTTTAAAAATCAATAAAGTGTTAGACCTTTACTGACCAGGTAGAATTAAATTAGATGTTTTAGTTTCCTTTACATCTACATTCATAAACTGTGTGTAGTCAAATTCTGAAGCATTAACAGCAAACATATGAATAAAAGTTTCTATATCAGCTTTATCATTAAGATAAAACTCAGAGAAAGTATCTACTAGCCTTCTCTCTTCTTTAACCGTTTTACCAGTTTGTTGATTTGGTGTTTTTAATCTTTGTGGATCTCCGTTATCATCTAACTTTGGTACCATATGATAAGATTGTTTCATCACTTTACTGATGACAGCTAAAATACCTGACGCAGGGTCAAACATAGCTTCTGTATAAGGTGAGTCTAAACTCACAGGAATTAATGTAAAAGAATTTACATTTCTAAATACTGATTTTACCAGCATCATATTTTGTCCTATTTGTGCCATAATTGGTTTTATTTATTGCTCAAAGATATTGAAGTATCTTCTAATAACCTAGCTAAAAGATAATTATTATCAACTAAGGTTTCTTTTTCTAGATCTGGAGGTGTGCATATCTCATGAACATCTTTCAATTGTTCAACTGATACATTCAAGAACTCTGCATATTCTTCATGACTTTCTTGTGGTGATAAAAATGAATGAACATACTCAGAAACCTTATCATCATCTCCAAAATAATCTAATATATTAATTTTACTATCTATACTTATGTTTGAATACTTACCTTTAATGAAGTTATCATAATCAAACTTTAATGAAGTAAAATCATAAACTATCAGGTGTCTTCTCTCACTAAGTTTTATATGCTTATAAAAATGTTTATGAGAAAATACATGCTTTTCCAAAAACAATATAAATTTCTTAGTCATAGGGGTCTGATATAAACACATAAACATTGTATCATCAATAGAGTAGACATCTTCCAAGGCTATATAAGTTTGCCTAGGAACATGTCCAATGCCTTTTTTGTACCCAAGTAATGGATACATAAAAACTTTACTCTTTTGAAAATAGTCTGTGTAAACACCCATACTATAATTTAACTTTATTTACTAAAAATTCATAGGGTAAACTATAGTTTCTTTCATTATAATGATACTCAGCTGCTTTTAATACACCACCAAGACCTTCTGCCCAACCACCTAATGTTTGTTGAGACACATCAAATACATAAGTTTGATTATATTTATCAATTACAACAAATTTAAAGTCTATTGTATAATCATCACGGTTCTCTACAGATTCCATATAGTCCCATACTAACTTACAATATATAGCTGCTTGCAACCAATAATTATAAAAATCTACTGTTTCTTTAAAATCACTTATTGTTTTACCTGTGGTTTTTAAATCAGTTATAACAGCTTTTTTCTCCTTATGATCTATGCTAAAGAAATCTATATAACCATGTAAACCAAAAGGTAAACCTTTCAATTTACAGCTAAGGTATTTTTCTGCATGTGTTTCATAATCATCTAATTCAAAATCTGTAGGTGCCTCTTCAAATATAGCCATAACATCACTGTTACTTTTAATAATCTCAGATTGATCTTTACATCTTAGTAAAGTATCTTCATCTATTACATCTACATTGCTATTAGATAAAAATTCCCAGTAAGGTTCAAACTCATCTTTTATGATTTTAACTATACGTTGTTCATCTGTTTTAAGAGATTGATACAAGTTCATTTCTTTGAGTGAATCCAATACTATTTCAGATGGAACATCAAAGAGCTTTTCTGCATCTGTATACAAAGACATATTTTTTAATACCTTTCTGACACTATCTGATGGTGCTTTACCGGGTGTTATACTAAACTTATCTTTTAAATTATCAGGTTCAAATAATAAACAATGAAGTAGCTTTCCTTCTACTAAATGCTTATCTGTTCTAACCTCTTTATCTTTTAATATATAATCCTTATAAAATAAGAATGGTGAAAATAATAACTTGTTTAAAGAAGAGTAGCTAAAGCAAAATTTATTATTTGCATAAAACTCCTCTTCTTTTTGAAAATTTCTATTCATTTACGTTTTCTTCTATTTTGTCTACAATATACAAATTATCTAAATCAACTTTAAATATATCTGAACTATCACCAACAATTGGTCCAAGTAAAGTATTTAAAAGCTGCTTTCTAGATTTATCTACTGCAAACCTTGTTAATTTTCTATCTTTTGCTAATAATGATAAGTAATTATTAAAACTATATATGGTGTTTGTGTTATGAACTCCTTCATATGCTTTTAATCTATTACGCATTGCCTTAACATTAACTGAATTCCAGTTATTTGTACTCTTGAACCATTCATATTTCCAATAATATAATCCTGATACTACATCAAAAGATTTTTCTATATTACAATTAGCCATCATTTCTACTGCTAAAGATCTGTTGTCTATATCTGTGCTTTCAATCATTTTTCTAATATCTTCATATTTATCATTCCCTATTACTGCTAGCTCACTATCAATAATATTAGATATATCAGTATCAAACACAATTTGACTTGTTGACTGCATAAGATTATTAAAAGCTTCCGCACTCTTTTTAGGTAATATCCAATCATTACCCTCATCATTACTCAGATCTTCATCAATCATATATTTATTTACCTCGTCATATAATTTAGGGCTGCTGCCGTTCCAATGCTTATTTACTTTAAAATCTATCATACTAAAAGTTGGAGTTTCATTTAAAAACTCTTGTATTTTAGCTGTTGCTAAATCAGTAAATGCATCTTTATCTGCTTTCATCCATTTTACAACTTGAAATAAAGACTGATATGGTATAGAACTAGCCCATGTTCTTTCAAGTAGGGTGTCAAATAATTTTAATGATACTATACATATATCTGCTTTTGTTATATCTCTTATAACTTTACAATTATATTTATCTTTTATCAAATCCATTTTTTGTCTTGGCAGAGTTATCTTAGGAAATCTATATATTTTTTTATCCTGCAGATCTATTTCTTGATCACTTTCTACTACAGGTAAACCTATTTTTTCTAAATCTTCAGCTTCAACTTGCCAACCATTTTTATTATATAGCCATTGCTCTTCAACTTTATTAAATTCTATAGCGGATGCTTTAATTTTGCCATTTGAATCTATATGCTCATCATATAGATAAATATTAAATTTGTACTTCGGTCTCATAATTTTTTTATTTTAAATATTTTTGATATTCTTTTTTAACAGCTACTTTAAATGTGTAAAGGTCTCTGTTATGAATGCTTATCTCTCTTCTTACTATAGGTTCAAGATATCTAAACGTTATTGTGTCAAGTTTACCTTCTTGCTCTAACCATAATATCATGTCTTGTGCACTCTTACGGTTAAAATTGTGAAAGTTTGACGAATCCAACCAATACTGTAGATCCTTATCTCTATTGTCTGCATATGTTATACTACTACAATCTTGTGCAAACTGCCATAATAAATGATAGTTTTTCTTATAGTCTATAGTAGGAACAATTTTAAGAGCTAAAGCTTTATCATCACCATATGAATTCAACTGGGCCTTAAGATCACTGAGAAGTTGCTCATCAAGAGTCATTTTGGTAGCAGACGCATGAAGGACTGTCTCAGGATCAATAACACTAACATCTGTAGTATCAATTATATGAGCTAAGTTTATAGCCATACCAGTTAACATCCAGCTATCATATAAGCTATCTTCTATATCTATATCATAGTATCTTACATTATCTGTAATCTTTGGTGTAATGATACATTCTAGACCCGAATTAGCTATATTTTTAAGAACGCCATGTCTATTCACATCTCCTTTTGTAGTCTCATAATTCCATAACTTATTCATCATTATAGTAGTTGGAATATTCTCCGCATTACTTAATTTATGAGTTGTTATTTCTTCATGACCTATGATTAGATCAGCCAATTCATAATCATTTGTTACAGTTATACCATGCTCTTTAAGAGCAGACTTTAATCTATCTTGTGATACATTACACTTTGGTAGTATAAAAGCTTTCTTTTTGGTTCTAAAAGTTTGGTCATCCTCAGTAGGGACCGTTAGTATAGTGTTTATCTTTTCATAAGTTGTTTTATCTTGAGTACATAATACTTTATTAATACCTGTACTAGAAACTAACCCATAAGTAGGGTCAGTCTCTAGTCCAAAGTATACTAAAGCATCAGTATCAAAATCTTGATATACTGATTTATTTGCCATTTTATTTCATTGTCATTTGGACAATCTCTGGGATCATCATTAGTTTATTAAACTTCTTTTTATTACCATTAAATATGGTACGTACAATTAAATACTTAAGATCATTAGTAAAATAATCTTTAGTACATAATGCTTTAAGTCTATCAGTTACTTTCTGATTTATTGTATTATCCTGAGAATATACAACAGAGAAGTTACCAAGTCTTGTAGCTAAAGTAGACGCAATATCTGCACGATATGTGTCATCTTTACCAATACAACTTCTAAGCTCATTAAGAATATATTGCTCATTTTCATGTGTCAATAAATCTTTTGGTGTTACCAGCTTATCAAGTTTATTATTAATAAAGGTTGTAAACATAGAAGCAAAAGCATCACCTACACTACCTTCACCAATCATTTGAATCATACCAAGGTTATCTTCAAAGCTGTCAAAGCTTGATATTGCATTAAAGAATGTAGTAATAGATCTTGCATTTGTTTCTTGTGTTACAAGCTCTGGATGTAAAAGCAAGAAGTTAATACATCTTGTATCAATCCCTGCACCTTCTGCCCATTGTGCCCATACATTAACATCAAACTTCAAGTTAGCGGTTACATATCTGGTTTTCTGTGCACTATCTACACTGTTAACCATATAATCCCCGTTATCTGGATTTGCTGTTAAAATTATATGCCAGTCTTTTGGTAAAGTCCATGAAATATAAGATTGTCTGTCAATCAATTCCATAACTGCTTGAATAAATCTTGTATCAGCACGGTTCCAGTCATCTAGTAATAAAATACCACCAGCCTTTGCATCAGCAATCCATTCAGGAGCACAATAAGACATTCTGTTCTTACCTGTCATTTTGTATCCATTTTTTAGATACTCTTGCACGGCAAGTTCATCAACCCATTGTCCTACTTTCTTGGTAACTGTTTGATTAAGATTAGCTAAACTAGTACCTGCAGCTCTTTGTGTTGCTGTAACCATAGACAGATTATCTTGTTGTTTTATTGCTACCTTTTTTTCTTTATACATCTGGAACTGACGTACAGGGAAGCCTACTAAGTCACCTAACTCTTCTATCTGTGCTAAATTAAGTTTTACAAACTTTAGGTTATTATCTTGAGCAAGCTCTACTATAGTAGAAGTCTTACCAATACCTGATTCACCTACTACTTCTACTGATACAGAATTCTTTCCTGCTTCTTGTAAATACCTGTTGTTGGTAATTATATGATTTACAAATCCTTTTAGTTCTGTTACATTTAAATTTACTTGTGCCATTTTCTTTCTAATTAATTAAGTTGTATTTTCTGTCCTGGTAAATCTTCATTTATACTACTCCTGCTACTATGCACCCATAATGTATTATGAGGACAGTTATCAGGAGAATATGCTTCACCATCTGTTAAATATATAAGGGCTGTATATTGCCCTTTGTTTTCATTAAAGTGATCTATTACTGGTTGGAAGCTTGTCCCACCACGACCATGTATTTCCCAATCCTTTTTTGGATTAAATTCCTTCACGCTATTCAAGCGGGTATCACACTGTGCAACTGTAATTTTATGACCAGTCTTATGCATATGCGTAAGCTCACTAAAGAATTCCTTTAGTTCATCATTGTTTACAGATCCACTTGTGTCAACACCAACAAGTATATGATTCTTGAATTTAATTTTAAGTCCCGGATTAGCTGAATAACGTTTATTGTATTTACGTCTCAGCTTTTTAGTATAAACTATACTAGAGTTACCTACAAATCTTCTTAGATAACCTTTCCAATCAAACTTTGGTGGTTCAATATGCATTAGTCTATGAATTAAATCAGCAAGCTCACCAGGCATACTACCTTGTTTCTTTTCTGTTTCCTCTGCGGCTGCTTTTAATTGATGTTCTATCTGCTTTTGAACCAACTTCTTATCAGCTTCAGGTAATTCTTCAAAATCTTTCCATGTGCTATGACAATAAGGTGACTCACCATTCATTTTATCCATTAAACTATCTAGAGATGGGGATGTCCCGTCCTCTTGTGCCTGCTCCAAAAGTCTATAATATTCTTTTGTACCGGCTTTAGTAGGGAGGTTTAGTTCTGGGAAACTTGATAATAATAAACCACCTTCAGGTAATTTACTTTCCAGTATGTACTGGTTTATCTCTAAATCTGCAGCTATATTAAATAGCTTATGATCACTGTAGAGATCTCTTAATATTAAATGACCAAATGCAATATGCAATAGCTCATGTTTAATTAATCCAAATCTGTGATCTTCACTGAGTTCATTATAAAACTCTGGGTTTATAGTCAATTGCATACCAATACCTTGCTTACTAACTCCTGCTGTAGGAATCTTATTGCTGTATTGCTTATTGATACCAATTAAAAAGAGCCCATAAAAGGGCTCTGTAAATATTAAACTTTTGGTTGTTCTTGCAACCTGGTCTTGTATATTTATCATCTTTTTATTTTTCTAAGAATATCCATGTATATATCATCTACTTTACTTTTTTTAATGAATGCATAAATTTTATTTGTGTCTAATGAGTTAATTTTAAAGCTATATTTTACAGCTATACAAAAATCTACACGATCTTTAAACATTAAAGCTTTGGCCATAAGTCTATTAACTACTTCTTTTTCCTGGTAGTCAGTATTATTATACATATGCCAAGCCAATTCTTTATCTTCTTGTAGACCACTAAACATTTCTTTGTATTTAAAAAATTCATCAAGAGTTATTACTTTTTTTTTCATTCTCTATTAATTCTATCCATACGCCTGGGTTCTTTTTATCATAAGTATATTGTTCAAATGCAGGAATTATAAACTCTGCATTATCATCTTCTATCCAACCATACTTGACCATATCATCTTGCACTGTTTGTGCAGGATTTATATAATCAAACTTATGGCGGCTGCCTCTAATAAATTCAAAAGAAATTTTTACTGGAAGCTTATGCTTCTTGAGCTCTTTCTTGAACTCTTCAGTATATTTAAGATAAATGTCTTTAGTAGCTTTCCTGTAGTTCATTACAGCTTTGCTAGCAATAAAGTATTTACCTGTCCATCTTCTTCCGTTTTTACTAGAAGGTACATTTCCTGGTATAAACCATCTATTGTTCTTCATATTATTTATTTAATGTTTCTTTTAATAAGGGCTTAAGCATAGAGTGTACTTTATCAAAACCATGATTCTTCATAGCATCTGATATATCTTTAGACATAGTTGGTACACAACCGTGTATTTTATATGTTTCTAAATATCTTTGTACAGCTTTTACGCCTGCATCATCATTATCAAATAGAGTTATAACTTTTTTATACTTCTGCTTCAGATTAAATATTATATGAGGTTTAATCATTGTATTTTCTGAATCAGGGCATATTACTTCTATATTATAACCCATACCTTTAAGACACATAGCATCTTTAAGTGAACTGCATATTACTAAATAAGGTTGATTGTATTCTAGTTGATCAATACCTTGTATATAATTCTTAACTTTATGAAACTTATGCTTTTTACTATGAGGTTGATATATTTTATATACTTCACCGTTTTTATCAAAGTAACCATAACAGCATTTGCTTCCAACTTGTAAGCTTTTATGCAAACCATTATCATCCTTGGCCATATTAAAATAATCAATTGGTTTTACATTATATTTAGTTAACATAGTTTTACCTATTCTAAATGATAACCAATACTTTTGATCTTCAATGGTCCAATTTCTATACTTTATATAATCTATCTTCCACTTTGCTTGTGGTTTAAATGATTGATCTATTGATCCGCCTGATTGTATAAAGTTGTTGTAGTCTTGAATTATTCTCCTGGTTGCTTGTGGATAACCTAAGTTAAATAGTAATCCAACTAAGTCAGCCTTGTTACCACCTTTACCTGTTGAGAAATCTTTAAATTTATATTGCATAATTGATTTATCAACATATATGCAGAAACTTGGTGTCTTCTCATTAGGATTAAATATAGATCTAATCTTAATATCTTGACCCGTAAGTTGCTCAGGTAAATCTAAATAATATTGAAATACCCAATAACTTGGTATTTCTGATTCTTCTAATTTTAAATTTTTAGTGCTGAACATAAACCAAAGATATTAAAAAGAAATGGGCCCAGCATAACACTGAGCCCAATCTTTAGGTTTATATTATAAATCAAAGTCACTACCTGTTGAAGATACAGGCTCAAAACTATTTGTTGGTGCTGACTCTTTCTTTACAAAGGGTCTAAAATGATTTGTATTATTTCTATCAAACGTTAGTAAGTTAGAAGACTCTGCATCAATTGCTTCCAATGGCATACCATCTCTACTTCTTTTAGGTAAGAATAGATCATTGTTAACATAACCTTCTTTGTTTTCCCACTCACGTGCACCTAAACAAGCATTGATGTAACCAGTTTCTGAACAAATCTTTGCAGCTTTAATCATAAAGTCTTCAATAGTATTTGCCTCAATAGCATCTAACTCAGTTCTTTTACCAACTACTTCAGATAAGAATACCATTGCTTTTAGAACTTCAGTATCACGACTAATCTCATTTCCATTATTTAATGTAGCATCTTTAAATGGATATGGAGAAAATCTTACTCTACCAACTTGGCCTGCATAGCGCTCACCATTAGGATTATTCATATCTTTTAAGAATCCATTAAATTCTCCTGTAACTGGCTCTGATTCTACATGCAATGTGATATTGTATGCTTCAGAGTCATAAGGTGTCTGATCAAATGTAATTGAGTTAATTTTCACTTTGTGATTTCCTGTTCCAATAACTGGTTTTGTCCCACCATTACCGGCAGACATGTCTTTAGTACTTAACATAATTTACTTTTTTATTAATTATTAATTATTGATTATACTTTTCAATACAATCTTTTACAAACTGCAGGTCATTTGGGATAAACTTATCCTCAAACATACCCATTGGTGATTTACATGTGTTCTCTCCTGAGTTTTGTGTTTCAAAACCATATTCAAGTTCACCATCATCATTTTTATTTACTTTACCAAATAATACTATAGAGAATAGTCCTTCTAATGTTAGAGTATTGTCAATCATTTTGCCAATAGTCTTAGCTTTAATTTTTCTATTCCCATTTATATCAGTTGAATCTTCTGAGTGAGTCAAAAAGATTACTGTTAAATCTTCTCTTAGATCTTTAGGTAACTTAGCAACCATGGCTAAATTTGCTGCAATCTGAGTAAATTTATCATATCCTTTTTCATTTGCTCTATCAAAATATTCAAAAGAACTCATATATTGCCAATCATCTACAACTAGATTAGTTATATGTGGCATTTTATCATTAACATGTTGTATAGCTTTAACTATACCTGCAGAAGAAGACGCTGAGGTTAAATTTCCATCTTTATTTTCTTTACTGATTTGTGTATACTTGCTTTTCCATCCTTGAAATGGAAGTGGTTTGTTAGCAATGTTTATAATGAAAGTCTCTTTAGGGTTTAATGTTCTGATTGAGGTAGACTTTCCTGTACCTGAATCTGCAATTACCAATACGCTGTTTGCCATATTACTTGTTTTTGATTATAGTTATTAATTCTTTTAATGTATTATTTAATTCATCTAGTTTATTTACTACAGGAATTAGGTCGGGAGCAGTGGAGGAAGGGAGCAGTTCATCTGGATTTGGTAAATCTGGATTAGCAAAATCTATGATTGCTTTACCTCTACTTGTTACATCATTAATAACTTTAAGTTCATTGACAGGTATTATGTGTCTGATAAAACCAGCACTTGATTGTATTAATTCATACTCATCTCTCCAATGTGGATTATGCTTATGCAAATATAACGTTCTCTTTGGATCCTCTGTATCATAATCTATAGATACAAACTCTGTGTATATATCTTCACCTTTCTCAAATTCACTGGGAAAGAAACTGATATGTAAATCATCTTTTCCAGATGGTCTATACGCCATCTTAGGTATATATAGAGAATTAATTATTCCCATTGTTTGGAAGTAATCCTCATGTTCTTCTCTGAGGGCTGCTACCTTTTGCTTTCTTTCTTGAGGTGTTAGTCCCATTCTTTTTTTATTATTTAAGTTTTTAGTATTTATCATCTGCGTTCTTGTTGTCCTGGTGTTAACATTTCTTCTATTTGCATTTGTTCAAACTTTGCTTTAAAGAATGACATACGTGCATCACCATTTCTGGCTTTTAAAAAATGTAGCACCAATGTTCTATCATTTTCTATTATATATCTATCAGGCCCATAGTATCTGATCTTCTGCTTAGCTGGCCGGTTAATACCAATCAACATATCTGCATGTTGTAACATTGCATCTGAGCCAAATATATCTGACTCAAGTATATAATTACCATACTTACCATCTATAGCTCTGTCTGGATTATCTATATTCCTATTTAGCTGTGATAAAGCTATAAATAAACATGGATAATCTCTTTTACATTGTGTAAAGAACTCACCTAATTCAAATAACATATCTAAACTACTATTCTGATAGGGTGCTCTCTTTACAAGCATTGTATGATCTAATGTTATAATAGTATTTACACCTTTATGTAAAGTCATATACTGATCAATTTGCTCACGCATTTGATTTACAGTCATAGGTGTACTAATTATATCAACCGGGTGCTTTACTCTTTCTTTTGCATACTGATGACATTTGTTTAATTCATTAGTACCTAATACAGATCCTGCACTACATAATTCTTTATATGTCTTGCCGGTTATAGAACTGAATTCTCTAATAGCTGATGTTCTACCAACCATCTCAAATTGAAATTCTAATACTCTAAATTTATCATTTGGATTTAATGCAAAAGACTCTCTTATAATTTGATCTTTAATTAATGTTTTACCTGAACCAGGTCTACCACCAATTACTGTCAATGTATTCCACTCTAATCCATCTGTAGCAGCATCATTAAACTTAGGCCAAGGTGTATATATAGATTTCTCTTCCCCTGTAGATCTCCTGTACATGTACTTAAGAGCTTCATTAAAGGCTGCATATTGCCCAACCCATGCTTCTGATGTTTTTTTCATACTACGTTTTCTTTAAAGTGTTCATCTTCTGTGCTTACTCCGTCAACTATCATATCACAATAATCAGCTAATCTAGAATGTTTAACTCTATGCTTATCTTGTTTAGATATAAAGTATTGACTTGTCTGCATATACAAGTAGTCTGCATCTCTATACTCATTCACATACATTCTGGTTGCTTTTATTATATCATCCCATGTATGATCATAAGTTTCAAAGAACCATCTAAAATTTTCTCCTAATGCTTTAACATTATTTCTTGCTGGATTACCGCTTGGTAGTTTCTTAGCAGGAAATATTTCTCTATAAGTATGGATCTTATCATTAAAGTCCTTACCCATGAGTTGTATATCAGTTTTCTTTTTAGCTTTAATAAAATAGTTATCTAGCTTTGCACAAAATGCTTTTGCATCTGGTGTCATTTTATAAAGACCATCCTCTAGAGTGAGCATGTTCATTTTTAATAAATATTCTTTGTCTTCAGATAATGAATTAGGTAATGATACGCCTTGCTTCATTCCAAATAGGATCAACGCTTGGTTTGGTGTTATCTTTACTTTCATTATCTTCTGAAATAGTTCCCACATATTTTTCTAAGTGTTTTAAAGTGTTATCATGAGCATCCATAACTTTTTTATCATTTGTAAAAAATCCATTTTCAATCATTGTACATGAATTGATGATGGTTGCATGGTTGCGTTTTAAAAATCTACCTATACTACTTTTAGTATGTCCTTCCTTGTGTGCCAAGTAAGACATTACCTGTACATATACAAGGTAATCTCTGAATCTAGTCCTATGCTGTAGATTTTTAACTCTACTAAATTTTGGTTCATTCTCATGTAGAGCTGCTAATGCACTGTCATGAAATATACCTAAAGGAATCCTTTTGTTTTTTTCTTGGGGGGTGTAAATATACAATTTTACTCCATAAGATGTATAAAAAGATTTTTTAAATTCAGCAATATCTTGCTTCTGGTTAAGTTCCTGGTTATTAGCCATTTATATTAAAATTTAAGGTTATCAAAGATAGTAAAATTTACCATTCTATACAAGGTATATCTTGCTTTTCTAACTCTTGGTTTACTTTATTAAAGACATCATTACAATCCCATTCACCACCTCTGTATGCTGCTGAAGCTGGATGTGTAACTTTATAAATTTTTTGATTATTAAGCATTGTTTCCCATGCTTCTGCTTTCTTACCCATAAGTATTACAGGTATGTTTTTCTTATGTCTATTTATATTTTCAAATATATATCTTGAAAATGGTTTCCATAAATCATAATGTGAGCCAATAGAGTTTACTTCACATGTAAATGCTGTATTAATAAGTAATACGCCTTGGTTAGCCCAACATCTTAAATCAGTGTGATCTGTACCAATTGCTTTGTTTATATATTGTAAAGACTTTTCTGCTTTACCTTTTCTGCTACAGCTAAAAGCTATACCATCCGCAACACCTAGCTGTGGATAAGGATCTTGACCTACTATTATACATTTAAGATCACTATAATTACATTCTTTAAAACCATTAAAGATGTCTTTAAATCTAGGTGTAAATCTTCTTTCTGCATTTACTAAGCTTACTAGTCTTTCAACTATAAGATCAAAGTCAAGACCATTTATAAAAGGAGTAAGCATAGGTGCCCATCCTGAGTCTTGTAGTTTATCATTTGCTGAATCTCTTAATTCATTTATGTCAATGTTAATTGGTATTTGTTTCATAATTAGTTAATTATTTGTATCTTTGATTAAAATCTATTTATTATGTCTGAGAAAAAAACTATTATAAGCTACGATGTTACTAAAAACATGGACTGTCAAATAAATCCAGCATTTATTAGCGGCTTACAGCAAATATACTATAGATATATTACTGAGTTTTATGATGATGTAGGAAATTTTGGTGAACTTATAAAAGACTTTAACCTATTGGTTACTAATCCTAAAGAAGCTAAAGCTAAGAATAGAATTTTTACACCTGTTGAGAGTGATATTTATACACTATATTCCCTTATAACATTACTTAAAGGATTTGCTGTTGAACAAGGTTTAGAAAGAACTGAAGAAACTGCTGTAGATAAAGAAGCATTTAAAAATGCTGCTGATAAAGCTATGAAAGATAGTAGCAATCCTATAGAGATACTAAATAATCTTACTAAAAACTTAGGAGAGCTATCTTAATTGCATTCCATTAAAGTCACCTATCTCTATACATGACTGTATTGCTAAGTTCAACTCATCTTTATCACAGTCTGCAAAAGATTTACAATACTCTTGTTTGTCTCTTACAAAACATAGCCCTGCGGATCTTTTCACTTGTATTTTGGCTTCTTCAAAGGTGTAACCAATTTCTTGTGCTATTTCTCTAATCATTGCATGTACACGTGCTAATTGTGGGTTACTACCCTTATCACCACTCACACCTACAAATATTTCTAATTTAGATCCTTCTTCAAGCTGCTCAAAGAACTTTCTATACTTAGTACCCATTGCTTTAATAGGGAAATGTAGTTGACCGTCTTTAACTGATGCTTTTATGTATAAATTATCTTTCATAAAGATATTATATTGTATAAACCAGTAACTGCTACGCTAGATAAAAATATTACTATCATCCAAAAGCAACCTTTATAAACTTTTTCCATTTGTTCAGGAGATCTTCCTTGATTGCTCCTGTACTGTCTAAATTTTTTTTGTTTCATTTTGTTTAATTTTTTTTAATGTTTCTAATAAAAGTATAGCAACATCCAGGTTCCTTTGTGAGGTCCCCGGATTTACTTCTACTTTATCTAATAAAGTTATAATATCCTCTACTAAATTAGCTTTCATGATATTCTAATACTTTTTCTTCTATATCTTCTTCTAATAAATGTTGTACATCTACGGTAACTTGATTACCGTTAGTATCCGTGTTAGTATACCAAACATGCTTTATATCTGCCGTTGGCCCATAACCCGGTGTCCCTGGATCTCCATTAGAATCATACCATTGGTCTGGTTCTCCTGGATCATAAGTATATTCTACTTCTACTGTTTCTCCTGTGTTAGTTATAAATTCCATCACAAAAATCTTAGTGCTCCTCCGTCAACATAAACAAACTCTTGTGCACACTCAGTACACTTGGCGTTTGATTCATTGCGTAACAAAGTTGGCATATTACAGTTAGGACAAGGAGTTTCTCCTTCTTCTATATATTCTTCAATTGCTTTTCTTGCGTAGCTATGTATCATTGCATCATGTGCACCACGATACTCTAGCTCTTCTTGTTGCTCAATAAAGAGCTCTTTCATTCTTCCCATAATTAATTTTTTAGTGGATTATAACGTTTTATTTTACTTGAGTCAAATGAACTAAGAGCTGACTCTACCCATTTCTCATCTTGTGTTCCTTTATAGCATAGTATATGGCATACAGCTGTCTCAGTTGGGTTAAGTCTTAATAACCTACCAATCCTTTGTGCTGTTTTCTTTTCATTACCATATGCATGCATAATAATACCTTGTTTTAGCTGAGGTATTGTAACACCTTCTGATAACTGTAACACACAGGATAACTTATTTATACGTCCATCTGAAAAGTATTCTAAGTTATCTGCTGATTTATTATTTCCTGAATGATAGCTGTACTTACAAACACGGTCTGCTTGATCTTGTGTGTTTGCAAATATTATACATTTATCATCTATATTATTAACCATAGACTTAACATATGCTTCTTTAGTAGTATATTCCATAAGTGCACGCATTCTCATAATATAAGCCCATTGCTGTTGCTTAGGAGTTTGTGCTTCTGCTACTCTACGAGTAACATAAGTATAGTCTTTAATTTCACTTGTGTACCAGTGTCCACCATTTTTGTTTTTCTTCTTAAGTGATGGTACACCTGATAATTGTAAATCATGTATAACTATTCTATAATCATTTAATATGTTTGAGTCAGTAGCATCATCAACTTTAAATGTATATTTTATAGGACAGTATTTTTGTACAAGCTTTCCCTTCTCTGATTGTTTATCTCTTGGCGGTGTGCCTGTCAAACCTAATATCTTACCTGTATAAGGGCCTAAAAACAATTCATGAGAGTGTTTTAATGAATGACACTCATCTAAATACACTATGTCATAATTATTAGGATCTTTCTTTTTAAGAGATATATAAGTTGTAAAAGTAATATGCTGAAGTAGGGACTCTAATCCCATTTTGCCTAGTTCATCAATCCAAGACTGAGTAACTGAATGCTTTGGTACTACTACCAAGACTTGTATAAATTGATTAAAGTTCATCTGCAGGTGCTGTATAGCAATTCTTGTTTTGCCTACACCCATAGATATACCTAAACCACATCTTTTATGTTGTGCTGCAATTGCTAGTGCGTCACTCTGTACTACATCTCTGGAAAGATTAGCTGAAGGATTGTATGCCATAATATTATTGTTATTGTTAAGATTATTGTCCAAACTAATGTTTTTATTAGTCTATCTTTTTGATATTGTTTCATTTCTCTTTGGTGTTAAAGGTTTTGTAGAAATCTTCAAATGTTCCGTCTCCGTCACATTCATACATACCATCTTGCCAAGCAGACTCCATCACCTCTTTCTCTTTCTCAAGCATTGCTTCGGCTGCCTCAATACACGGAGCAACCTCGTAAGAGTCTCCGTACTTGGCTATTTCCCACATTTGGTCAATCAACTCCTGCATTGGTGTTTTCATTTCTCTTTTGTTTTAAAGGTTTCGTAAGGTTTTACTCTTACTTTATATAGTCTATTGTAAGGTTATACTCTTACTTTGGTTTTAAAGGTGGACCCTACAGGACTTGAACCTGTGACCTATCCGTTATGAGCGGAGTGCTCTGACCAACTGAGCTAAGAGTCCTGGTAGCCGGAGTGGGACTTGAACCCACACGAACTATCCAGTTCAACAGATTTTAAGTCTGTCATGTCTACCAATTCCATCATCCGGCCTGGTGATCCCACTAGGATTTGAACCTAGAACCTACAGCTTAGAAGGCTGTTGCTCTATCCAGTTGAGCTATAGGACCATAAAGTTATGTTCTAGAGCCTGAAAATCCTAATTCATAAGATTCTTCTGGGTGTTCTTCTATCCACATGTGACAGTTTCTGCAAACTGGTAACCATGTAGATGTATCTAAGTGATAAATACCACGACCATGCATATGATGGACATCAGTAGCTTGCACAGAACACTTATGGATCTTTGCATGACATACTGGTTTGTCTGTTAAATACTGCCTACGCAATTTGCTGTAAGCAGTATTTAATTTAGACATTTTACTTGAGACTTTTTTGATGCTCATTTTTTTAGCTGTAAATAGTTTTTAGGAAGTAAACCTAAAGACATGAATTTTAATATAACATCCTCATATGTAATACCTAAGTCTTTGAAACTCATGGTATTAGTATAATCATCTAAAATCTCATCAGCAGGTATACTTGCCATATACTGTGCTGTTGGTGAATGCTTGAATGTTTCACTAAGATAAGCATTTATACGCTTATTACAAATAGTTTGTTTCCATGCATTGATCTCTCTTTGGCTTCTTTTCCAAACTTTAGTTATTCTACGTTTCTTGTCCCAATGTAGCTTCTTAACTTCTTCAGGTTTATAAACCTTGAGGCCATGAAGTACACGTTTAAACAAAAAATGTTGATACGGATTTAGTTTAGTATAACTTAAAGAGTTTACTATTGATTCAGGATGTAACTGGTATTCTGTTAATATCCCATAGTATTGGTAGCGTTCCTCTCTCTTTGAGAGTAACTCACGTTGTTGTTGTTGTTTGAGTATATTTATTTGATCTTGAGATAGCATAATGATTTAGTTGTTATTGATTAAGTAAAGTGATTAAAGTATTAAGCCTGCATAGAAATTAACTAAAATCTCTACACAGGCTCTCTACATATTTAGAAAACTATATTATAGTTCAAAAGTCTCTTCTACGAGTTCTTCTGTTTCTTCACTTACTTCATCAGTAACTTCATCATTGCTTTCTTCTAAGTCATCAACATCATCTACTGTAGAGTTATCAAAGCCTTCTGATTTAATATCAAATGCTTCTTCTACACTAGCTGCTGGTACACCTATACTGTTAGACTTAGTATTACTAGTTCCATTAGCATCTTTGATGTCTTCACCATTTGTATGAGCTAATAATACGTCTTGTGCTGTAGTATCAGCTACAAAAAACGTTTTCCTATAAATAGGTTGACCATCAACACAACATATGATACCTGTATCACCTGCGTATTTATAATCTCTATCTGGATCATTACTATTGAATGGTTCCAATTGCTCTTTAATAATGATTTTACCTGCTAACTCACTGTTTGCTTTAAAATCTAATGATTGTAAGTCTTCTAACTTACCATGTAATAGAGTTGATACTTTAGATCTTTTGACCCAACCTCCATTACCAAAGGTTACTCTGTCTTGTTGTAATCTGATGTACCCATACTCTGAGTTGTTGTTTGATTGACGGATAACATTGCCCATGTCATCAGCTAAGATAATTACTTGCTTTTGCATTTTTTTGAAATTTAATAAATTAATAATTGTTTTGTTGATGACTACACGTCATCTGAATGAAAATATGGATCATCTAGCTTTTCATAAGCTTCCAGTTCATCTAATGCTTTCTCATACTCTTCTATGAACTCTGGTTCATCTTGTACGGAAGGCACTTGTTTACCTGAAAACCTATTATAAAACGGATTGACCACTTCTTTGGTGTATGCTGAACTTAAACCATTAAGGTCCTGTACTTCTTCATCAGTTAATGAGAGGTATTGCTCTACTGAGCATTCAATTATACGTCCATTGGGCAGTTGTACTATCATATCTGTAAACAAAGATAAAAATATAACTAACCCTGGCTCACTAATTTTAAGGAATTAATGTCTAAGATCAAAAATAAATTGCATATATATAGCTATCACTTATATGATAACCAACTTGCCCTTTACTCTTTTTATGTAATTGTGCTCTCTCAGCTCTTTTAATAGTTTAAATATGTACCTTTGGGATACATCTGCTGAGTCAGCTAATGTTGAAGCAGACGGATATGCTTCACGGTTTTTATCTGCATAGCACGCTATGAGACTATATAACCCTTTTGCTTGTATAGACAAACTTGGATCTGACAATACTTTGTATTTGACTATCCCAAACCTATCTGATTTCTTGGACATGGTCTTTTAAAAGCATTAGCATGGCCATAGATTCACTTTCTTCTTTAGCAAGTTCATCACTGTTCATACCATACTTGTCATTCATATATCTCCCAAAGGATATATTCTTGCCATTAGCGTCTTTTAAAGCATTGTCTAATAGTTTCCAAGATGCTTGTTCACTATGTAATAAAGCCATTGATATTTTTGCCATAACTATTCTTTTATAGTATTATCTTCTGTTTGCTCTACATTCATAAATAAATCAGCTTGATGTATAGGCTCAGAATCTGTAGCCAATATATCAAAATATTTAATATCATCAACAGATACAGCTATTAATTCTAATGGTGAACAAGAGTGCTCATACATTTCCAATTGCTTTTCTTTATTATGATACATAAATTCTATCTTAATGCTACTATAGAAAGGATTAAATGGTTCTGATCCCCATGAAGTATCACCTATAACTTTTGCATATACCATACCATGGCCTGCATAAAGACCCATATCTTGCAATATGTCTTCTTCATACTTGTCTGATCTATGATAAGATGGTGGTATTAGTTTTACATAACCATTTAGTGTCACTGGTTTATATACTTCTTCTATAAGACTTAAGTGTACTATAGATTCTTTTGCAGTGTCATTAAGATTATCCATAAGGATCTTAAACATGTGTTCATAGTTCTGCGGTTCTTTTGATTTGATAGAGATAGCATTACTTAGAATGTTCTCCATCACTTTTTCTGAAATTTTAAATTGATTTGCCATTGTTTATTATTATTTTAAGGTTTGACGAATGAGAGGTAGGGAGCAGTGAGTATGATATGCAACAGCTACATGATATAAATCACGTATATGCTGTTGCTATCAAGGGTCATCACTTACATAACCAATCTCAAGGCCTAACTATAGTAGTATATATTATATATAAATATCTACTGGTACTGTTTGTATGAACCGTGGTTCACTTTTTTTCTATACTAAACTCAAATGATACGAAAGGTATGAGTAATAACCATGATACTCTATGTTTTATATCTGGATCTACACCAAAGGCAAATCCAAATATAGGTATAAACTCTACCTTGACGTTAGGGAACATCTTTATCTTTGACATAAAGACGAGGTACATAACTGAGTTTGCTACAACAACTACACCTAGTAAGGTAATAGTTGTTAGCATAAATGTGTCTACATCATAATTTGTTACAAAATTATATGTACCTATTACGAATGCTAGTGGTAATACCACAACGTATAGGATTTTTACTAATGATCTGATGAATGATTTCATAATTTGATTTATTAAGTGATTAATTAACGACCCCATTTGGATCTTTTGTGTTTCTTATTTGGTTTCCAGTAGTTTTTTTTGGCCCATGCTTTCTTTGATTTAGATGTCTTACATCCACGAGATGATCCACAAGACTGAAGTACTGGTCCTCCTATAAATAGGAGTAACATTAAATAAAGGATTTTCTTTTTCATAATTTTGCTATTGAAGATTGAACTGTTATTACTACGTATTGTTGACCATTATTGATAAGTCTATTATCAAAGAGATAATATAAATCATCTCCTACATACTCTGGTTGTCCATTTGCTCCTGGTACATACCATGGTTTAACTATATATACATAGTCATAGTCTGAAGATGTAGGTAACAATGGATAACATTGATTGGTAGGCCAAGCTACATTGTAGTCAACTAATTCTACTTCAGTATCATACTGATAAATTATGTTAGTACATTGTATTTGTTCTGGTTCAGTAATTTCTAATTCCTCTTTCTGACAAGAGGTGAATGCTAAGGTTAGGCATAAGCCTATGAATAAATGTTTCATGATGGTTTTTATTTAAGTGATTAATTATATACGATGATAGTAATCATCTGCTACGATGACTGCTGGTATCCAACCAATGAGTAACATAGTAAATATGGTTGCTCCATGGCTAAATGATTGTTTAAATGTAATAATATCTGTTAGATACCATACGATAGTATTGACGATTAATAAAGTGATTACGAATGTGGTTATGCATACAAGCATAGTTTTAGTCTTTAACATAATGATTTAGTATTAGTGATTAGTAAATAACTTAGAGTGCTTATCCATCTTATGTTGACTAGCTATACATGTATCTCATGCTTTAGTTGTCCAATGGCTGACACTATCTCAGAATAGTCAGTGGTATTGCTTGACTCATATCTCTAAGCTTTTGATTACAATATTCCGGGTACTATGTCTATTATCCTATAGAGGAAGAGACAAACATTACCCATGTAGTATTGTTGAGTGTAATTGTTACTCTTGTAGTAGTGTTAGCTATATTAATATATTAATGTGCTATGGAAGTTATGATAGTGGTAAAAGGTGGTATATTGTGGGTATGTGATGTCATACTGTTTGTATAACACACATTAATGCACAAAAAATAAAAAGATTAACCAGCTTTTACACTGATTAATCAATTTATCTACGGTTTACTAAACTAAACTGCCTCTACCCATCTCAAATCTGTTTCTTCTCCAGTTGATAGGTTCATTACTGGATTATCAGACAATCTAAAGCCAGGCATCTTATCACCTCTGTTTAGTTTGCTCTGTAATTGTTTTATTGTAGGATGATCTGCCTTCATTACTTGACCTGTCTCTGGGTCCATTAGGCTTAACACACCAAAGCTAATGTTGGTCTGCTTTCTACTTGCCACTTTTAAACCGGCTATAGTAGTTTCAGATTGTACCATTGGCACATCTGATACAATAAGTGTTGCACTGTTAGTATTCTGATTGATACTAAATTTTCTAAAATAAACTGCTGTTTGCATAATAAATGTATTTAATGAATAATTATTTTGTGTATAAATGTATACGTATTATAGGTGGGGAGAAGTGAAGAGGAAGGAAGCAGTGAATATATACAATAGGATTGTATGGTCTATAGCAATAGGATTTGAAATGTATACCCTAAAGCAGTAGAAAAAAAAAGGTGTGATTTTACACACCCTTAATCTTATTGACCCATATCCATATCATTAATCATATCTTCTTGGAAGTTACGACTGATACCTGTTTTCTTAGGATACATATCTTGTTTGAGAGATTCATACACTTGCATAAACTCTTCTACGTTCATATCTCCTGCTTCTTGACAGATAGCATCAAGTTTTAGTTTTATCTTGTGATGGATTTTAAATAAGTTGTTTTCCATGTTAATTTAGTACAATGCTCTCCAGCGTTAAGTTAAAAAAAGGGTGTGCTGTTACACACACCCCTTGTTCCTGATTAGGCTTGTTCAACCCAGAACAGGTTCTGGTTCTCTTCACCAGTCTGTAGATTAACTACTTTTTGCTCACTTAACCTGAAGCCAGCCATCTCGTCACCAAGGTTGAGCTTTTGCCCAAGAGCTTTGATTGTTGGATGAGTACTCTTCATCACCTGATTAGTTTCAGGGTCTATTAGAGATAACACACCAAAGGAGATGTTCCCTTGTGTTCTTGTTGCAACAGACAGACCAGCAAGTGTAGTCTTGTTGTTTGACATTGGAGCTGAGCTCACGATGATTGTTGCTGAGCCAGTAGACTCATTGATGTTTAGTTTTCTAAAGTAAACCATAATTTAAAATATTTAAAAAATTAATTAAAATTGTGGAACATTACAGGGGTACCCCCAACCACAAACACTAGGTGGGGAGCAGTTTATTATGGCATCTCAAGCACGCTAAATATATAATTTTGCCAGGGCCGGGATGGGGGCATACAAACTTTTTTACTCAGGTGAGGGGTAGGTTATGACGGAAAAATTTTTATAGGATTTATAATTTTAGTATATTGTTTCTATAGACGCAGTTTAACTTAAATTACATAACATGGCAAATTGGGATGACAACAGTGGGGAGGATAATAAAAATGGACTGACTGAAATAGAGCAAATGCAACTAGACGCAGTAATGCTTGATACGGCATATAACAACTCCTATTTAGTTCTAACTAATCAAATAACATTTGAAGACTTGTTGACTGAAAGATTTACAAAAGGGGGCGAGGCTGTAATGGCTTTTGATCCAACTGAAGGCCCACTGCAAGAAGAATTAGAAAATATGATTAGTTATTATATTCAAGAAGAAGCTTATGAGAAGTGTGCTAAACTGCAGAAACTCGTAAATAAGATTTATCCACAAACCATAAATGAGTAACAATGGCAACAAAAAAGAAAAAAAGTACCGTAAATAGTTCGGGTAATTACACAAAACCGGGAATGCGTAAAAGATTATTTAATTCTATTAAAGCTGGAGGTAAAGGGGGAGCACCTGGACAATGGTCTGCTCGTAAAGCTCAGATGCTTGCTAAACGTTACAAAGCAAACGGAGGCGGATATAAATCTAAGAAATAATGGCTTTACCAAATAAAAGGACTAAAAAGAAATCATCTTGCTGGACCGGATACGTAAAAAAAGGCGTAAAGAAAAAAGGAAGTAAAACCGTAAATAATTGTGTACGTAAAAAGACAAGGTAATGGCAAAAACTAAACAACAGAAAAGCCTAAGTAGATGGACTAAGCAAAAATGGACAACAGCTTCAGGTAAGAAGAGTTCAGAGACAGGTGAAGTATATGCACCTAAAAAAACTATTGCTAAGTTAAAAAGCACTAAAAAGGGTAAAGCAAAGTTAGCCGCAGCAAATAAAAAGAAACGTGCAGCTACAAAAAAAGGTAAACAACATGCAAGTCATGGTTTACATAAAGGAAAGAAAAGATAATGGCAACACCAAGAAAAGGAAAAGCAAAAGTCAAAGTAACTAAATCTGGAAAGAAAGTAAGTTACGGACAAGCAGGAAAAGCTAAAGGTGGTGGACCAAGAGTAAAACCTGGTACATCAAAAGGAGATAGTTACTGTGCTAGAAGTTTAGGTATTAAAAAAAGAGTATCTAAGAAAAAAAGGAATGATCCTAATACACCAAACAACCTATCTCGTAAAAGGTGGAAATGTTCTGGTGCTAAGTCTAGAAAGTAAATGATTGAAGTCATAAAACATACATTAGGTATATGTGGAGAGCATTGGCACCCAAATATATTTACAGCAGTTGCGTCAGCACCAGTAGTTACTACTGCAGTATATTATATCAAATGCAAGTGTGGAGGCTGGTTTAGCCATAAGAAGGAATGCAAAAATAAATAGTCATGACAGAAGGAGATTTAATAGAATTAGGATTTACTAAACAAATACAGGACACATGTTGTGATCCTCAACCTTATACATTTTACAAAACAGTTGGTAATAGCTCACCATTTATTACACCAGACAGTACTACTATTGATGATAATAATTGGCCAGTAGAAAATTATGCTATGAACTTTAAAACGTACATCAAATCGGATCTAGTTGATATGATAAACCTTATAGAAAAAAATCCGTTATTTCCACCGGAATAAAATAAAACGTCTTTAAACTTTTGAAATTTAAACTATTTGTATATATTTGTACTAATGTTTAATTTTAAAACCAAAAGAAATGTCAGACGTTAAAAAACTAAATCCAGAACTTCAGGATAAAGATCCTCAGCTAACAAAAGAAGAGTTGGCTAGCCGTAGAGAAGAAATTACAGCATTTTACAAAGACAACATTCCACATCTTACTGTTCAAGCAGAATATGAGGAGTTATTAGCTACCATTGATAAAGCTAGAGCAGAAAGACTGCAAGCTCAAATCTTTATGGCACAAGCTGCAGCCCAACAGCAACAAGGTGCAGAAGGTCCATCAGAAGATGAAAAAGAGTTTAAAGCAGCAATGGAGAAGGCAGCAACTAATGTAGAATAACATGAGACTGCTAAAAAAAGGTGATACCGGCAATGATGTAAAAACTTTACAGCAAAAGTTAATGATCTCTCCTGATGGAGTATTTGGACCTGTAACTGAAAAGCATGTAATTAGATTCCAACTATCTCACAGTTTATCTGCTGATGGTATTGTAGGGTCTGATACATGGGCTATTTTATTACAAAAAGGACCACAAGTAACAGAAGATATTGATGAAGACACTGATTCTTCTAAACAATACTTTAATACTCCCTTTAATCAGATAGTGCATAAACATTATCTTCCAGATGGTGAATACTTAAAAGGACCAATCAAAAATGATTATATATTCCTACACCACACAGCAGGTAATAACAATCCTTATAGATGCATTGATCACTGGGGAAGAGATAGCAGAGGAAGAGTAGCTACTGAATTTGTATTAGGTGGGATTAACCATAGAAATGGAAATGATGATTATGATGGAGTTATGGTTCAAGCTTTTCCTGAAGGATGTCAAGGTTGGCATCTTGGAAGAACAGGTTCTGGTTATATGAACCGTCATTCTGTAGGATTAGAAATATGTAACATGGGTTACCTTGATAATAACAAGAGAACATACGTAAAATCATTGTGCCAAAGAGAACAAGTGATAGGTTTACAAGAAGCTTTTAAAGGTAAACTATTATGGCATGCATACTCTGAGAAACAAATAAAAGAAACGGAAAAGTGGATTAAGTTTGTTGCTGAAAGAGATCAAATAGATATTAGATTAGGTTTAAAACAATATATCAAAAAGTACGGACCTTCAAAAGGTTTTGATTTTCAGGAAGATGCGTACTATGGTAAGGTGAAAGGATTACTGACTCACGGAAATGTTAGAAGTGGTAAGTCAGATATATATCCTCACCCTGACATGGTTGATATGATAATGAGTTTATAATGGCGTTAGTAAATAAAGTAGATTTAAAATTGAAAGTAAGTATTAATGTATCAATAAAGTATCAAATACTTACATACTGTTTCTTTAATGATATAATAGTATCTAATTCAGATATTAAGTTTTTATGTGAACTAGCAAAGAATAAAGGCGTAGAGCTTACTAAATTTTGCTTGGACCTAGTATCTAAAAATATATTTAAAAGCCCGCAATCAGCTAGAAATGCAATAACAAAGGCAGAGAAAAAGGGATTACTGATCAAAGATGGTAATAATAAAAAAACAATTTCTTTAAATGAAGATATTAATGTTCAGTCAGAAGGTTTAGTATTACTTGATTATAAAATCTTAGGCAATGTATCCCAAGTCTCATAAAGATTTTAAAAAAGGTATTGCTGAAGAGGTAGGAGTACATGAGCAAGTTGTAGATGACTTTATTTCTTTTTATTACTCTAAAGTAAGGAAGTCATTATCAAATATATCATTTCCTAGAGTTTATGTGGAAGGATTAGGTACGTTTGAACTAAGAATAAAAAAGTTAGAAAATGCTATACTTAAAAACAAGAGTTTGTTGGGTAACATTGCTAAAAGAACTTATAATGGATATGCAAAAAGTGAAGATGTATCTAAAAAAATAAAGCAGATGGAAATAGCCATGGATCAAATACAAAAAGATATTAAAGAAAAAAAGAACTTTAGAAATGAAAAGTAAATGGAGTAAATATTTAGATGTATTTAAGAATGCTGATAAGATTACAGAAGGTATTAAAAATAGTATTTTTAAAAAAGAACATGTTGAAGCAGTAGCAACTGATAGATTTCAAATATGTGTAAAGTGTTCTTTGTTTGATGCTGGAGGGGACAAATGTATTGCACCAGGTACTCAACCATGTTGTGGAGATTGTGGATGTAGCTTAGGTTTTAAATTAAGATCTTTATCCTCAGAATGTCCTAAAGGATACTGGGATGCATACACAACAGAAGAGCAAGAAGAAATAATAAATAAACAAATAGAAGATGAAAAACTTAATAATTAACTATGTATACAATGATCATGTTACTAATATTGTTATTGGTGAACAAAATTCTTATTGGTATACAACAATAGCATAACTATGGGACTAAAATTTATAGAAGAAGGACATGTGTATGAAAGCACAACTGAAGAAAAAATAAAATGGACTAGTGTCACTTCTTTGGTAGGTAAATTTAAACCTAAGTTTGATAGAGATGGTCAAGCAAAGAAATCATCTAAGAATAAAAGATCTAAGTGGTATGGTATGACCCCAAAGGAAATCATAGCAGCATGGGATGCTGAAACTGATAGAGCAATCAAACTAGGTAACTTTTATCATAACCAGAGAGAATCTGATATGTTGGATCTAAATACAATAGGTAGAGAAGGTGTGGAAGTTCCTATCATTAAACCTATTGTAGATAATAAAGGAACTAAAATAGCACCAGAACAAAAGGTTTCTGATGGTGTATATCCTGAACATTTAGTTTATTTAAAATCATTAGGAGTTTGTGGTCAAGCTGATTTAGTAGAAATTGTAAATGGTAAAATAAATATTACGGATTACAAGACAAATAAAGAAATAAAAGAGAAAGGATTTACAAACTGGGAGGGTATAACAAACAAAATGTTTAGACCAGTTAATCATTTAGATGATTGTAATCTTAATCATTATAACTTACAACTCAGTATTTATGCGTATATTATTAAAAAGCACAACCCTAAACTTAAAGTAGGTAAACTTATTATTCAACATGTAAAGTTTAAGAAAGTTGGAGAGGATAAAAATGGATATCCAATAAATGAGCATGTAAATGGTGAGCCTGTATTAGAAGATATAAAAATTTATGAACTCCCATATTTAAAAGATGAAGTAACATCTTTGATGATGTGGTTAAAAGATAACCAATAATGAAAGAATATATAGCAGCAGTAGAAGTGCAATCCAGAAAATCAAAAGTACCTACAGATTTTAGATTTGAAGAAACAAAAATACGTATTGATCTTGATAAAATAGTATGGTTTAAAGAGTACTTTCACGTAGCAACAAATAAGTTTCAAAACTCACACACTGAAGTATTATTATTTGGTCAAAGTAAACCAATAATTTTAGTCATTGGTTACAATAAATTATGGGAAGATATAATTAAATCTAAAGAAGTATGATAGTAAAATTATTTGATATACAAAATAGCAAGTTAGTTGTAACAGAGCATTGTTATGCACTTCCGTTTCTTAAAAATATTATGGATGAGTATCCTGATAGTTATATTAAAGTATATCAGTATATATTCTATTTAAGTTGTCCTGATCCAGATCTTAATCCATTTTTTAATTTACCTGAACATGAAAAGGAAGATATCATTATAGATGAGATTGAACTAGAAGAATCTCCAGAAGATGGTAAGATAAGGTATGCGTTAGACATGTGTAAAAAGCTATATGAAACTCCTACATACAGAGCTTACGTGGGTATTAAGGCTATGTTAGACAGACTTGCACGTTATATGGAGGTTACCCCTATAGAACATGGTAGAGATGGTAATATGAACTCTATGATTAATGCAGCAGCTAAATTTGAGAATATAAGACAATCCTATAAAGGAGCATATACTGATATGAAACAAGAACAGGAAAGCTCAGTAAGAGGAGGTGCGGGTCTTGCTTATGATCAACTCTAAAAAAGAAACCCAATACATTTTTTGTTATTGGGATGAACCAATTAATAATCAAATAAAAATCAAAGATGAAAAAACAAGTAGTAATTCCAGTAGGCAAAAGGTTACTGATAAAAAGAAAAGCAGCAGAAACAAAAACAGCTTCGGGTCTAATCATACCTGAAATAGCACAAAAGAAAGAGTTTAAAGGAACTGTTGTTGGTGTAGGTGCTGATGTTGCAGAAATTAAAATAGGTGATGAGGTGCAATATGCTGATCACGCTATGCCAACTCCAATGGAACATGATGGTAAAGAACATTTATTATTGCAATCTGGTGATGTGTTTGCAATTATAAGATATGAGTAGATCTATACCTACATATGATTCAGGTAACTGGTCTATAACAGAGTTTGAAAATGATTCTGATTTTCAGGAATACATATACTCTTTATTCAAAGAGCCAGGTGAATATGACTTTGATGAAACAAGTTATATATTCAATGAAGAGGCTAAAAGATTTAATAAAGAAGGTTTATATTGTAGTTCTCCTTTTAGATCAAAAGACTTTATGTCTTATTGGGATGATCAGAAGAACAAATGTAGGGAGGGTGTAATTTACAAGAATAAAGATAAGACTTGGTATTTAACTAGGGATTATTATATGTGGTTGAATTTTCTACCAATATTTGATAAAGAAGAAAAAAAATATGGTTTTGCTAAAGTTAGAGATGCACAATATCATATGGCTTTATATGAACTATTAGCAGAGCTAAACAATCAACATTCAGCAATATTAAAAAAACGTCAGATTGCTTCTTCTTATTTCCATATGGGTAAGATAATTAATACCTATTGGTTTGAAGAAGGTAGTACGTGTAAAATTGGAGCATCATTAAAAGATTATATTAATGATAAAGGTTCCTGGAAATTCCTAGAAGAATACAAAACCTTCTTAAACGAACATACAGCTTGGTATAGACCTAGTAATCCTGAAAAGGTTTTACTATGGCAACAGCAGATAGAAGTTAAGGTAGGAAACAGAAAAACTTCACGTGGTTTAAAATCTAAAATACAAGGGGCATCATTTGAGAAAAATGCAACAACTGGTGTAGGTGGACCATGTTCATACTTCTTTCATGAAGAGGCAGGTATAGCACCAAAAATGATGCAAACTTATGAGTACCTACGTCCTGCAATGTCTTCAGGTATGGTTACTACAGGAATGTTTATTGCAGCAGGATCAGTTGGTGATTTGGAACAATGTAATCCCTTGAAGGATATGATACTCAATCCAAGTGCTAATGATATATATGCTGTAGAGACTAACCTTATGGATGCAGAGGGTACAATAGGTATGGCTGGTTTGTTTATACCAGAGCAATGGTCTATGCCTCCATACATTGATTCTTATGGAAACTCAGAAATAGAGGAAGCAATTATAGCTATAGACAATGAAAGAGCAAGATGGAAGTCTGAATTAGGACCTGAACAGTTTCAATTAAGAATATCTCAGAAACCAAAAAATATAGCTGAAGCTTTTGCATATAGAAAAGCATCAGTTTTTCCACAAGGTATATTGTCAAAACAATTAAAAAAGATTGAAGAGAAAGAATATTCCTATGAACTATTAGATCTTGAAAAAGAACAAGATGGTATTGTAGCAAAACGTACAACTAAATTACCTATATCTGAGTTTCCAGTTAATAAAAAACAAACAGATAAAACTGGATCTATAGTTGTGTGGGAAAGACCTGCTAAGAAAAAACCAGACTTTGGAGCATATTATGCTTCTATTGATCCCGTGTCAGAAGGTAAAACAACAACTTCTGATTCTTTATGTAGTATATATGTTTACAAAAATGCTACTGAAGTTACTAGAACAACTGTTTCTGGAGATATAGAACAGTTTATAGAAAAAGATAAAATTGTTGCAGCATGGTGTGGAAGATTTGATGATATAAATAAAACGCATCAAAGGCTAGAATTAATTATAGAATGGTATAATGCATGGACTATTGTTGAGAACAATATATCATTGTTTATTCAACATATGATTGCTAGAAAAAAACAAAGATATCTTGTACCTAAACAACAAATACTTTTCTTAAAAGATCTTGGATCTAATAGAACAGTTTATCAAGAGTATGGATGGAAGAATACAGGTACTTTATTTAAAAGTCATTTAATATCATATGCAATTGAATTTATAAGAGAAGTCATAGATGAAGAATTAGATGATGATGGTGGTGTGATGAATCAAACATTGGGTGTAGAAAGAATACCAGATCCTATGCTAATTAAAGAAATGTCTGCGTATTATCCTGGACTTAACGTGGATAGATTAGTTACGTTTGGTGCACTTGTTGCTTTTGCCAAAATACAACAATCAAATAGAGGTTATAGTAAAAGACGTGAATCAGAAGGAGAATCTTTGGTAAATTCAGAAAAAATAAGTAAATTAAAGTATACCAGTGCGTTTAAAAATATAGGTCGTAGGAGATCTGGCTTAGGTGGTAATAGAAGACGCTCAGGTTTTAAGAATATTAAATAGAATCTAGATGAGAGTATTAAATGCAATGCAACTTAAGAACGGTGCTAAGGCGGAAAGTGGACCAACATTTTCTAGTTTAACGCAACCTACACAGTTTTTAACATATAAAAAGAAAACTGATGATTGGGCTGCATGGAATCTAGATTGGCTTGAATTGCAGGGTATAGAATTTTTACGTATCAATTCTAGACGCTTACTTAAAAACTATAAGCTTGCTAAAGGTATTATTGATAAAACAGATTATATTGTAGAGCCAGATAATGACTACAAAGATATGATGGATGTTTTAACTGCTGAGAATGAATCAGCATTGGAATTAAAGTTTTATCCAATTGTACCTAATGTAATAAACGTTCTTACAGGTGAGTTTGCTAAAAGATATTCTAAAGTACAATTTAGAGCTGTTGATGATACATCTTATAATGAGATGCTTGAGCAAAAAAGAGTTCAAATAGAAGAAACACTACTTGCTGAAGCAGAAACTAATCTAGTTTTAAAGATGGTAGAAATGGGCATGGACCCAAGTTCTAAAGAAGCACAGCAACAACTTAATCCTGAAACATTAAAAACTTTACCGGAGATAGAAGACTTTTTTAGTAAGTCATATAGAAGTATGGTTGAAGAATGGGCATCTCATCAATTAAATGTAGATGAGGAGAGATTTAAAATGCAGGAGTTAGAAGAAAGAGGCTTTAGAGATATGCTAATTTCTGATAGAGAGTTTTGGCATTTCCGTATGTTAGAGGATGATTATGATGTTGAGTTATGGAATCCTGTATTAACATTTTATCAAAAATCACCTGATCAAAGATATATATCAGATTCAAATTACGTAGGTAAAATAGATTTGATGACTGTATCTGATGTTGTTGATAAGTATGGATACTTGATGGATGAAAAACAATTAAAGTCTTTGCAAAAGATTTATCCTGCTAGATCAGCACAATATCAAGTTAATGGATATCAAAATGATGGATCATATTATGATGCTACAAGATCCCATGAGTGGAATACTCAAATGCCTGGATTATCATACAGACAATACACTAGCAATTATTGGAATGACCCAGCAACTGGTGGTGATATTATAAGTGAAATATTAGATCAGAGTGAAGACATGACTCCATTGGATGAAGGAAACCTGATGAGAGTATCAACTATATATTGGAAGACTCAAAGAAGAATAGGTCACTTAACCAAAATAGAATTAGATGGTTCTGTTACTCAAGAGATAATAGATGAGACATTTAAGATAACTGAGAAAGCTGTATATGATACATCTATATTCAAAAATAAAACTAAAGAAAACCTTTTACAAGGAGAGCATATAGAATGGATATGGATTAATGAAGTATGGGGTGGTGTTAAAATAGGACCAAATTTACCAGCAATGTGGAGATCAACAATGGGTGATAACATAAACCCTATTTACGTTGGTATTAATAGAACTAAACCTGGAAGAATACCTTTTCAATTTAAAGGAAACAATACATTATATGGTTGCAAACTCCCTGTAGAGGGTAGAGTTTTTTCAGACAGAAATACAAAATCTACATCATTAGTAGATTTAATGAAAGCGTATCAAGTTGGATATAATATGGTTAATAACCAAATTGCTGACATTCTAATAGATGAATTAGGAACAGTAATAATGTTTGATCAGAATGCTTTACCACGTCACTCTATGGGTGAAGACTGGGGCAAGAACAATTATGCAAAAGCATATGTAGCAATGAAAGATTTCCAAATGCTACCTCTTGATACATCTATTACTAATACTGAGAATGCAACTAACTTTAATCACTATCAAACTCTAAACATGGAGCAGACTAGTAGATTAATGTCTAGAATTCAACTTGCAAATTATTTTAAACAACAATGTTTTGATGCAATAGGAATTAACCCACAGCGTCTAGGAGGTGCTGTATCAGCACAAACAGCAACAGGTGTAGTTCAGGCTATGCAACAATCATATGCACAAACAGAAATGTACTTTGTACAACACTCAGATCAGTTAATGCCAAGAGTACATCAAATGAGAACTGACTTAGCTCAGTATTATCAAAGCACAAATCCAAGTGTAAGATTAAGTTATATTTCATCAGAAGCAGAGAAAGTTAACTTTTCAATAAATGGAACTGATTTATTGCTGAGAGACTTTAATATTTTTGCTACAACTAAAACAAATCATAGAGCTATCTTAGAAAGTCTTAAACAGATGGCACTACAAAATAATACTACAGGCGCAAGCATTTATGAATTAGGTAATATTGTTAAAGCTGACTCAATAGCTGAAGTAACAGATATCTTAAAAGATTCACAAGAGCGTGTTGAAAAACAAAGAATGCAAGAAATGCAACAGCAGCAAGAAATGCAACAGCAACAAATCCAAGCTAAACAACAAGAAGATCAAATGAAACTTCAAGTTGAAATGGAAGAAAATGATAAAGACAGAAAGAATGACGTTTTATTAGCAGAAATAAGATCTGCAGGTTATGGATCAATGGTTGATATAAATGAAAACAAAAAATCTGATTATCAAGATGCTATGAAAGATATCAGAGAATCACAGAAGTATCAAGATCAAATGAATCTTAAGCGTGAAGAAAATGTTGCTAAATCAGGAATGGAAAAAAATAGATTGCAAGTTGAAAGAGAAAAAATTGCTGCTCAAAAAAGTATAGCACAGACTAAACTTGATATAGCTAAAGAGAATAAAAACAAATATGACGTATCTTCTACTAAAGAAAAGAAAGATAAAAAATAAGTGTTAGCTATATACTGCAAAAAACTTTTCAAATTTTCAAATATTATAAGTTTATTATAAAAGTTTATTCTTATATTATATATGTATAGAAAGTTTAATATTAAAACCAACAAATATTATGAGTACTGAAACAACAACAGAAAGTAAAACTGTGAATAGTAAAGTAGAGCAAGTAGACATAAACTTAGATGAAATTTTTGCAGCAGCCCCAGGTGCAGCAGAAGTAACTTTACCTGAAGAGAAACCTGCAAAAAGCATTTTTTCAAGAGGAGAGAAAGCTGACATGTCATTTGCTGATCCAGATGTTACAGATACAGATGACTTAAATGCTAAAGTAGAAGAAAAAGCAGAAGTAGAAAATACTACTGTTAATGAAGATGAAACTAAATCTACTGAAGATGTTAAAGAAGAAGTAAACATTGATGAGGTTATTAATTCAATAGATGAGATAACTGAAGAAGATGAAAAGAAAGAAACTAGAGGTAGAAAAAAGATCTCAGGAATTACAGATGTATTTTCAAAGCTTATTAAGGATGATAAAATAGTTCCTTTTGATGATGATAAAGAATTAGAAGATTATACCGCAAAAGACTGGGAAGAATTAATTCAAGCAAACCTTGAAGAAAAGGCTAATCAAGTTAGGAGAGAAACTCCAAAACAATTTTTTGATAGTCTGCCACAAGAATTACAAATAGCAGCACGCTATGTAGCAGATGGTGGTCAAGATATGAAAGGTTTATTTGCAACTTTAGCTAGTGTTGAAGAAAACAGACAGCTAAATACTAAAAGTGAAAAAGACCAAGAAAAAATTATTACTGAATACTTATCTGCAACTGGGTATGGTAACTCAGAAGAGATTGCTGAAGAAATTGAAATTTGGAAAGATTTAGGTAAGCTTGAATCACAAGCTAATAAGTTCAAGCCTAAGTTAGACAAAATGCAAGAAAAGATTGTAGCAAGAAAACTTCAAGAACAACAACTGAAGAAAAAGCAACAAGAGCAAGCATCTCAACAATACATGAAAAATGTATATGAAACATTAAAATCAGGTAGTATAGGAGAAATTAAATTAGATAAGAAAACACAAGCCATGATATATAATGGTTTAGTACAACCTTCTTATCCTTCTGTTAGTGGTAAGAATACTAACTTACTTGGACATTTATTAGAAAAATATCAATTTGTTGAGCCAAACTATGGTTTAATATCTGAGGCATTATGGTTATTGCAAGATCCAGATGGATACAAAGCAAAGATTATGGATAAAGGTGCTCAGAAAACTATAGAAAAAACGGTAAGAAAACTTAAGACTGAACAATCTAATGCTGGTGGGTCTACATCTTTAGGAGTTAAAGATAAAGAACCAACCGCTCAGAGAACAGCTAAAAGAAAAATACCAAGAGCTAACAACATATTTAAACGAATTTAATTAAGTAAATTAAATATAAACAATAATTATTAATCAAAAACAATCAAAATTATGGCAACTCCAGTTTTAAATAATGGGATTTTCCTACGTGATACAAGCTATAAAGCTAGTTCTCATGTTGATTCTTATCACCTTACCCAAATGCTTGGATCTTCTGAGCCTATGGATATGGGACCAATTGATTTATGGGCTATGACCCAAAAGGTAGAAATGCCTTTATATCAAATGGCTTCTTTTGGTGGAAAGAATACAATATTAGTAGACAATGCTAGAGGTGAGTACAAGTGGCAAACTCCTATTGCACAAGATCTACCTTACATAGTAGCAGACATTGAACCAGCTAATGATAGCAAAGGTATTGATGGAACTCTATTTAAAATTAAGATCAACAAAAGAACATTTGGACATGGTGACATTATTACTTATGATAAGTATAATGGACTTGAACTTTACATCACAGCTGATGATATTATCCCAGCAGGTGACGGTTTTGTTTACACTGTTCAATTAGTTAACAACAACAACGCAGCAATCTTAGATAACAAGTATCTTGCAAAAGGAACTAAGTTCTTTAGAAAAGGTTCTGCAAGAGGTGAGTATGGAGAAAGATTCTCTGATATTGAAACAGGTTCTGGTTTCCGTGAATTCTACAACTTTGTAGGAGGAGCTGAAGCACATGTACACTATTCAGTATCTTCAAGAGCAGACTTAATGATCAAAGGCGGATTGAACGCTGATGGTACAGTACCTGTAACTGAAATTTGGAGAAACTTTAATACTGACCCTAACAATCCATCTGTACCTAGTATTGAAGGATTAGTAGCTAATATGGGTAAAGCAGGTGCTAGAGAAGCGTTTGAAAATGGAAGTTTGACAAGAACATTCATTACAAATATGGAAGCAGCACACTTATCTAAAATTGCTACGGATATTGAAACTTACCTTATGTGGGGTAAAGGTGGTAGAATTAAGCAAGATGGACCAGATGATATTAGATTATCTGTAGGTTTATGGTCACAGTTAGATAACTCTTTCAAGAGAGTATATAACAAGTCATCATTTACTCTTGACATGTTTAAGTCTGAGCTTTACAACTTCTATCAAGGTAAAGTTGAATTCAAAGGACCAGACCCACAAAGATCACTTGTTGTACAAACAGGTATTGGTGGTATGCAACTAATCAACAAAGCAATTGCTGATGAAGTGTATGGTTCTGGTTTAGTACAAAATGCATCTGACATTGGAGCTGTTAAAGGTTCTGGTATGGATTTAGATTATGGTTTTGCTTACACAAGCTTTACTATTCCTTTCTTAGCTAACGTTAAGTTTGTATTGAATCCAGCATTTGATAACTTAAATACTAATGACATTGAGAATCCATTAATTGACGGAAGACCTCTAAGTTCATATAGCTTTATTATCTTTGATGTTACTGATGAAGGAAATGACAACATTCACTTGTTGAAACTTTCTTGGGATAATCAACTTAAGTGGTTCTACCAAAATGGTACTATGGACTACATGGGAAGAACTCAAGGGTTTGCATCTTCTGGTAACTTTAATGGATATAGAGTATACATGACTCAGACCATGCCAGCAATATGGGTTAAAGATCCAACCAAAGTTCTTAAAATTGTAATGAGAAACCCTGTTACAGGAGGATCATTCTAAGAACTATAATTAAAGGGGAGGGGCTAATACCTCCTCCCTTTTTATTTTTAACCTTTAAATATAATAATAATGGGAGCACCAAAACAAATAACTAAGTTGAAGCAACAATTTGAAAGCCCAGCTTATGACGGTGTATCAAGAGCAGAAACAGGAAATGCTAGATTGCTACATGTAAATGAAGTAATTAGTTGGGTACGTGATGTAGCCAGTTCTGATTCATACGCTGATGAAGCGGCAGCAGTAGCAGCCGGTTTAAAAAAAGGTGATATATATCATACAGAAGGAGCTTTAAAAATTGTTATAGGATAAAAGTCAAAAAACTTTAGCAAGGGTAAAACCTTGCTTTAGAAATTAGTAATAATAAATGTACATAAATATGTACTTTTGACTGTGAGTAATAATTATTAATTAAAACCAAAAACAAAGATGAGTGATTACACTATTGTAGAAAAGTATCAACAGAAGAAAAATCAAACTGTTGCTGTACGTCCATTTTTTAATCCCAATAGAGAAAACATGGGGTTAGAAAAGTATGGTCTATCATTACATGATGGAGTATACCATGAAGAGTCTTTAGCATGTTTAGAAATGAACGGTGTTAAAAGATATGTAACAGGATTAAACGAATTTGCACCTGAAGTAAAAAAGCTAGCACCAAAAGAAAAAAAGGCTAAGATTAAAGAAATTAGATCAGTAGTTGCTGAATTAGAAGCATCTCTTGCTGCTAATGTGGTTGATCCAGATGATAAAGACTTTTGGAATAACTTAACCATTATGAGCCCTAATAATGATAAATTTTGGGACAAGATTAGTATAAGATGTGGTAATGAGCCAGTATTTTTAGATCCAGAATTAGACCCTTATGATAGAATTAAACTTCATGCAATTAAGGCAGGAGGATTTTCTATTGTTGCTAAATCTTTAAAAGATGCTAAGGCTAGCCCTAAAGGAGTTAAGTTCTATTTGGATACTTTAGAAGAATCATTAACTACAAGAACTGAATTAACGAAAGTTAGAAATAAAGCATTAGTAGAATTACAAACAATGTTTGATAGTAATCCAACTAAGTTAATGTATGTTTCTAAAATATGCGATGTCAATAGTGTACAGTATGTTAAATCAACACCTAATGATATACTATATGAGAACATGGATGATTACATTCAAGGACATGGTAGTGAATCAAATAAGAAAAGAGCAGCTCAAAACTTTCTAGATGTTGCAACACTATCAATGGAAGAAATAAAGCTAAGAGCTCTTATTAAAGATGCATTGTTTTATAGATTTTTAGCTACAAAAGCAGGTGGATGGATTGAGCCTTTAGATAGTGGAGTAAGGTTAGGTAAATCACCGGGAGAGTGTCTTACATTCTTAATGGATCCTAAAAATGAAGAAACATTATTATCCTTAATGCAAAAAATTGAACCATACTGGAATTCATAAAAAATAAAAAATGGAAAATAATACTCTACTTGTAAAACTAAAACAGCGTCTAAACAAATTAGATAGCCAAGATTTTGACAATGTTGAATGCTGGCAATTTGTTGAAGCTTTTAATAAAGCTCAAGTTGAATGGTGTAGAAGAAATTTGCATGGGGGTAATATGTATAAAGAAGGAGATGAATTATCTAAAAGAAGAATAGATGATTTGCAACCTCTTCTCATTGAATTATCTTTAACAGGTAATGATTTTCCAGATTATTTTGAAACAGATAATTTTCCTATAGATCAATATATGGAATTTAAGAGAGTGACAACACAAGCCAAAGATGATTGTTGTACGCCTAGGTCAATGACAGTATATTTAGCAGAAGAAGCTAATGTACCACTTATTATGAGAGACCCTCTTAAAAACCCTGATTTTGAATGGGGAGAGACATTCTGCACAATGATTAATAATACAATAAGGATATACAAAAGAAATTTTGATATTGTAAATCCTGTTCTTACTTACTACAGACAACCAACTATTATGCAAATAGAAGGTTGTGTAAATCCATATAGTGGGCAAGTAAGTCCTGTAGATGTTGAGTGTGAATTTAAAGATGATTTAGTAGAAGTAATCCTTGATGATACAGCTGCGTTAATTGCAGGTGATATTGAAAATCTGTATCAGCAGCAAAGAGGAATGCAATCTGCAGAAAGAAATAATTAATTTATGTTTTTAGTTTAAAAAAGCGTATATTATTATAGTAACAAGAAAGTTACGGACAGAGTAAACTGTAAAAATCTTTTTTTATAACCAGTGAGGGTAATGGTCCTCACACAATTTTATTTATTATGGCATATTTTAATAATGCGTTTCAAAAAACGTTTGTAGCATCATCAGTTGATATGGCTGGTAGTTCTGCAACAAGTGTACTTACCGCAGGTGAGTTAGCTCTAGTTGATGGCAAAGATTGGAAGTCACTAAGTATTACAAGTCAAGCAACTCCTGCAGCAGGAGATTTAGCTTATGTAGTACAAGGTTCTTTCTATACTAAAGATTCAATTGGAAATAACCCTGGTCATGGTGGTTACAAAGAATCAGTAAAATCAAAAGGAATCAATCCTAGATATATTACTAGATTATGGTCAGCAGCATGTTTAACTGCATCACAAGCAACAGCTAGTTTATCTTTAGCTTCTGATTGTGCACCATGTGGTAAAACACAATTTATGAGAATTGATGTAAAGGGTTCACCTGCATTAAGATTCTTAAATCACAATGCTTATGCAATTGGAGATTCAGCAAATATTTGCTGTGTTGAAGGACAAGAGTATATTGATCCAGTATTAGTAGCTGCAACAATGGCTCAAATGGTATTAGCAGATCCGTTAATCAAGCCTTTTGTAGCTGAGAAACAAGGTGGTGGTGTAGATGTAACTGTTACAGAAGCAGGAGTAGCTACAACAACTACAATAACTATAGCAGAAGCATTAGACGGAACATATGTTCCATCAACTGATCCAACTGGTGTTAAAGCAGTATCTGTAAAAGTTAATTTTGTAGGAGCTTATGTTGACACAGTATTTGGAAATTGTTCTTTTGATACAAGAGATCACTTCAATGCTGAGCCAGTAGAAGTTCTTGTTTCTTTACTTGATGAAACTGGAAACCCATGTAATGATTGTGGAGTTGCTACAGCAACACCAGGTTCTATGCAACAAACACAAGGTGAAGAAGTAATTAGAGAATTAATTTTATCTGAAAGATACCGTCAATCTCCTTATAACCAAGGAAATGCTGACAGTGCTAGAATCAGAGAAATTGAAATGTCTGATGAAATCTTAGCTGCTGTTGATAGATCTTCAACATACAAAGCATATTACATTCAGCATTCTGTACCAAGATTCAATAATCCTACTGGAGTATTTGATAATGATCAGTATATTTACAAAGTATATGTAAAATGTAGTGATACAGAAGCACAATCTCAAATGGTTGCGTTTATGGAATTATTGCAAGATTGGGCAGCTGATAATGGCAACAATTTAGCATTTGACCAAAATGACTACTAATTAGTAAATAGTTAGTTTGTTAATTAATAAGGGTGGGAGAGAAATCTCCTGCCCTTTTTATTTTATATTGTCTAGATTTTTTTGTATATTATTTATATAGTATTTATAAATAAAACAAAAATGGCAAACAGACATATTTTAAGCCTTGAAATACCAACAGTATCTAATTGTAATTTGTTATGTATAAAAGATACAAGTCAGTATTCTGAGAACCTTGCGGTTGAATGTGAGGAGTTGCTTATTACTTTGCCAGGTTATTCTGTGCCTGTACTTATAAAAGTAGATAAAGATTTTGACATGTGTTTAACTGCATGTACGCTTGCTTTGCAATCAGAGAATTGTGGTACAGAACAACAAAATATTCCTGACGGTATATACATTATACGGTACAGTGTATCACCAAATTCAAAAGTGTATGTTGAATATAATCATTTAAGAGTAACAAAATTATTGTCTCAGTATTATGAAGTATTATGTGACTTAGATGTACATCCTTGTCAACCTGATTCTGATAAAGCTGAACTACTTTCTGAAATGAGTTATATAAGAACAATGATAGATGCTGCAGTTTCAAACGTAGAATACTGTCAATCACCTGCACAAGGAATGCAGATATATAATTATGCAAAGCAAAGATTAAATAAAATTACATGCCCTAATGGGAATTGTGGTTCAAAATAATATAACATAAACCAATTAGTTATGAGTAACTGTAATATATGTGGAAGAAGATTTACTTGTGGATGTCAAAAGGCATATGATGAAAATGGTGCAGCAGTATGTAAATCATGCAAGCCTGTAAAACAAGCATCAACAAATACATTAAGTAGAGAACTTGCACAGCAAAAAATTATGGATTTGAAATCTAAATAATGAGTACTACAAGAGAAATAACAAATGCAAACCAGGTAAGCAATGTTGCCTTAATGAAAGAAATTAAGATTGAGCAAAATTTTGCTAATCAAGCTTATGCTAATTTTAAGTCAGTTAAGTTTGGTATTGAAGCATGCTGCTATACAGATTTTGTAAGTGCAACATTAAAAAAAGATATATGTGATTGGCAAAACTCTATAAGTAATAAGCTTGTAGTAGCAACAGAAACACCAGGTGTATTTGTAGAGCCATTAGCAAAAGTAAATCTTAAAGCTAGTGTAAGTTGTCCAGAAACACCTACCGGTGTTTGTACAATATTAGATTTAGAAGAAATAATACAGGATACAGGAACATATACACAATGCTTTGAAAAGGCATCTAGTGTATGGACTGTAACTCATAATTTAGGAAGTTTTCCGTCAGTTACTGTTGTAGATAGTGGAAATACAGTAGTAGTGGGAGACGTAGATTATATAAGTTCACAACAATTAAGAATAACATTTGCAGCCTCTTTTTCAGGGTGCGTCTTTTTAAATTAAATAACTAAAATAAATAACAAATAAATAAAACAAAATGGCAGTACAATTTTTAACAGGACTAGATGTCCAAGGAAATTTAAATCTGAATGATAATCAAATACAAAATGTTATTATTCAGCCTCTTGGCGCTGACCCGTCAGGAATTGCAGGTAAAATCTATTATAACTCTGGTACAAATAAACTAAAATTATATGATGGTTCTGCCTGGGTAGATATAACAACAGGTGCAGATGGTAATACAACTTATGACTTAACAGCAACAGGATCTGGTAACGGAACTGCAACATTAAATTTAGTTGCTTCAAATCCAGCTAGTACTGATGCAATAGTATATACAGGTTCAGGTACAACTACAGTAACACGTGCTGGTTCTACATTCACTATTAATTCAGCTGATCAATATGTTGGTACAGTTACAGATGTAGTAAAAGGTAAAGGAATTAGTATTACAGGTACCACAACTGTAACACCAACTGTAAGTATTAATTATGTCGGTAATGGTAATGCAATCTTAGAGGCTGTTTCACAAAGTCCAAATTCAGAAGACTATTTATGGTTTTCATCTGCAGATGATAAAAATATCTACAAGACTACAATTGATAAAATGCCAGGCTTTGGTAAAGATGGAACAGTTACTTCTATAGCGTCTGGAGCTGGTTTAACTGGCGGTCCAATCACTGCATCAGGAACATTAGAAGTTGATTATGCAGGAACAGATAACGTTGTATTAGCAGCAGGTGATGGAACACTTGTCACTTTAGATGGAGCAGATAAAGTTTTATTTTCTGATGATACAGATAGCAATGCTAAATTTGCAAACTTATCTCAAGTAGCAACTTATATTAATGCAGGTGCAGGTTCTGTAACTTCTATAGATGTAAGTGGTGGAACTACTGGTTTAACAACAAGCGGTGGTCCAATTACAACTAGCGGAACAATTACACTAGCTGGTGTACTAAATGAAGTAAATGGAGGTACAGGATTAAATAAATATATTAAAGGAGATATATTATTTGCAGATGCTGCAAATTCTTTAGCTAAATTAGCAATTGGTGGAAGCGGGCAAAGACTTGCTGTTTCTTCAACAGGTGTAGTAGAATGGGTTAATGACTCTGGATCAGGTGTAACAAGTATTGAAATAACTGAAACAGGTAATGCATTAACAATTACAGGTGGACCAATTACTACTTCAGGTACAATTAATATTGCTGGAGCAGGTTCATCAAGTCAGGTAATCCTTGGTGATTTAACTTTAGGAACTTACACAACCGGTACAGTAACAAGTGTTGGCACAGGTGCAGGTCTTAAAGGTGGAACAATAACGGCAACAGGTACAGTTGAAGTTGATTATGGTATAACTGGTCTTATAGAAGATGCTCCACAAATGGCACAAGGACCAAAGAAAGATGACTTAATATTAATACAAGATGTATCAAGTGGTAAAGGTGAAACAGTTAAACAACCACTAGCAAAGGTTTCATTATCTTTATTTGAGGCCCCTTTTGCTGATTTAGACTTTGCATCTTTCAAAGTTACATCTCTAGCAAATGGTACAGGATCAAAAGATGCAGTTAACTTAGGACAAGTACAAGCACTTGTAGCTGGAGTTGGTGTATTCCAAGGTGGATATGATGCAGCAGCAAACTCACCAGCAATAGCAGGAGCAAGTAACATTGCCCTAACAACTGGAGATTTCTTTGTTGTTACTAAAGACGGTACTATATCATTTAATGGAAGTACAGTAGACGTAGAGGTTGGAGATACAATTTATGCTAATCAAGCAATTGGTGCAGGTAGCAATCCTCCTGCTTCAGATTATGCTATTGTTATTCAAGATCAAAACATTGCAGGAGTAGGTGCAACAGATGGGGCAACCGAAAAAGGTGTGGCTGGATTTAGTAGTGCAACTTTTGCTGGTACAGCAAATGGATTTATTACTGTTAAAGCAGGTGGAATTAGTGATGCACAACTAGCAAGCACATTTAACAAACAGATTGGTACTAGTACAAATCTTGATACAGCTGATGTAGACGTTGTAGATCAGATTAATGTTACTGATGGTGTTATTACATCAATGAGTAAAAGAACATTACCTAATGCTGCAACAGGATCAGTTGGTGTGACAGAGATTGCAACACAAGCTGAAGTTGATGCAGGAACAGATACATTTAGATATGTAACTCCAGCAACATTAGCAAAAGCTCAAGCAAAAAGATCTTACACAGCTACTGGGCCAGGAATTGTTACAAATAGTTTTGTGATTAAACAATCAGATCATAAATTAGGTAACGGACCTTGGATCATTCAAACTTATGATCCTAAAGGAGTACAAGTATTTATGCATGTTCTTGCAGATCAAGCTTCAGGAGATATAACATTTAGTGCAACTAATAATTTAGGTGTAAATACTATTACTGTAGTAATGCAGCTTGTAGGATAATAAAGAGTAGAATTTAAAGGGGAAGCATTTAAATCTAGAATTTAGTGTTTCCCCTTTTTTTTAAAATATGTATATTGCAAACAAAGAATAAAATGTCATGGCTATAAGTTTTTTATCTTCAATAGAAATAAACGGATCATCCACTGTTACTAGTATAGCGAATGATAACAGTTCATACACTGGTATATTAGTATGGGATGGTGCAGCATTGAAGTATAGAACCAAAGCACAGCTTTTATCAGATATTGGTGCGGGTTCAGGATCAGGTACTGTAACTTCAGTTACTGTTACAGGTTCTAATGGTTTATCTGGTACAGGAACAATTACATCAAGTGGAACAATAACCTTATCAAATAGTGATAGAGGTTCAGCTCAAAACATATTTAAAAATATTGCAGCAGCTGGTCAATCTAATATTGTTGCAGATAACAACAATGATACACTTACATTTAAAGCAGGTAGTAATATTACAATAAAAACTGACACAAGTACAGATACTATTGAGATTATTGCTAAAGATACAACAACAAACTATTATTTAAGCTCTGCATCTTTTAATACAGGTAATGGAGTATTAACACTTAATAGATCTGGACTCAGTGCAGTAACAGTTGACCTTGACGGAAGATATGCTACAAGCTCTGGTGTTACTTCTATAGCTACTACAAATGGTATTACTGGTGGTACAATAACCTCAACGGGTACAATTCAACTAGATAGCACTGTTATAAGAACTACAGGTAATCAAACTAAAGCAGGAAACTTAACATTAAGCAATTCATTAACTGTAACAAGTGATATACTTGGTGATGATTTAAGATGTAGATCAGGACAACAACTTGTTCTTAACGCAGGTGAATCACATAATTACCCTACTGGCCAAACAAATGAGTTTGTTTATATAAATGCTGAATCAGGATTGCAGATAAACTCTTCTCCTGATAATTGGAATAGTGGATGGGCAGGAAGAAAAACAACAACAATAAATGATACAAGTGGTAATTCTACTTTTGCTAATGATATAACAGTATCAGGTGGTGATATTACTCTTGGTGGTACAGGAAGAATACAAGGAGTAGATACAGTTTCATCTGGTACAGATGCAACAAGTAAAACATATGTAGATAATGCTATAAGCAATCATAGACCTTCAGCACCAGGTGCTCCAGGTAATGTATCAGCTTCTGTAGTTGGCCAAACAATAGAAGTTGTATTTGGTAAATCAACAACAAATAATATAGATTACTATCAAGTTTGGTCATCAGATGATGGTGCAGACTTTGGTATTATAGGTCAAGTACCAGTAGATGATTTTTCTGGTACAATGACAATTGTAGACACTACATTTAATACTAGTGGTACAATGTCATACAGAGTATATGCTGTTAAAGAGGGTATATATTCAAGTCCTACTTTAGTAAGTCAAGCATTTACTGCAGGTGCACTGTCTGTTATTAATATGTCAGTGATACAGTTGCCATCTGCATATTATGTTCAATATGATTTGCCCTTATCAAGGTTTATAGATCATATAGAAATATATATGGATTCAGCAGCAACTCAAGGTGCACTATCAAGATCTAATGCATCTTTAGTTTATAGTGGAATGAATTCAACTTATATGCATGCTGTAGGAGCAAATAGAAATTTTCACCAGTTTTGGGTAGAAGTAATAACAACATAAGATGCCAGAAAGAGGAACTGAAATAACAGATGACAGACAATATTGGTTAGATTGTCTAGCTGAATTTGAAGAAGCATTGGCTGAAGAGTTAAACATGGTAAATGTAGCTCCAGCAGGTTCTAATGATAGTATGATTAAAATGTTACAATTTGAAATACAAGAATGTTTAAAGCAACTAACGTAAGTAAAAGTGATATAAAATCCATTGTAGGATGTGCCTCTAATAATTATAGTGGGCAAGTAGCTATTGTACCTGTAACTAAAAGAGGTATGAGTAATACTACTGTGTCTTCAGGTAGTGGTGAATATGATGGTGGTGATAGAGTAATAGGTTATACAACAGCTTATGAAATAGATGGTGATTTGCTTTTTACAGTTGGTTGGGGAGATGGATTTGCTGTACGTAGATTAAATGATGATGGTACAATGACAAGGCTATTTTTTGATTCTAATTTCTTATGGAGAGATAGTGGTAGTACATATAATCATTTACAATCTATTTGTATTGATAAAGAAAATAAGAAAGGTGTAGTTATGACTTATAATGTTAATGGCTATACTACATTTGACTACAGTGGTCTTATGAATGGAGGATCAACCTTTGTTAAAGATCCAAGACCAACACACAGTAATCCTCAAATATATATAGGATCACAAGATACTGGTGGAGGTTATGTAGAAAGCACAGGTCTATATTATGTAGGAGGCTTGTGTGCAGCAGGAGAATGGGCATATGCAAGTGACTATGATGCAAGACATTATAAAAGATGTATGCGTAGAAACATGAAAACTGGTGTTGAAGAAAGATTATATATGGATGCCACAGCAGGAAATATAATGTTTGAAGGCTCCGAACCTGTAGATAGAAATGGATACAGAGGTTGGATTATGTATGATGAAATTAATGACAGAATATTATATGCTTATTATCATAATGCTAACTTTTCTCTAATATTAGATGCATCTACAGCCAAACCTAAATCAGTTTATGTAGATATGGGAGATATAGGTCAGGGAGATGATGGTTATGAACAAGGATGGTTTATACCCGATCCAATAAATGAACCTAATATATTTTGGGTTGGTGCATCTGGTAGACATACTAAACTTGATGTGACTCCATGTCTTACTGGTAATAAAGCCACTGTTTTGCAAATTACATATGAAGGTTCTACTAATCCAGGTAATAACTATGGTATTTTATTTAGAGCTGGAGTAAAGTATCAAGATGCTCAAGGTGGTAAACCAACTGATAGAATGGTAGGTCATCCTAATTTTATTCCTACTGCAGCAGATAGAGGTGGAGCTATGATACCAGGATTCTTAGATCAAGATAATGATAGATATGTTGCTTTACGTAGACATGATACAGTTGTTGAAGATACCAGTACAGGTGGAAGAGGAAGATCTTATAGAACTGATTATGGATGTAACATTACTAGAATGTATTCTACAGGCGGTGTAGAATGGTGGATTCAGATGGGTTATGGATATGATGGACATGGTTTTAGAATATGGGATGCAAAATATGCTAATCATTTTATACCTAATTGGGAAATAGTATATGGACCTTATATATTAGATAACTCAGCTTCTGTTGATTTTGTTTTTTGGAATAGAGTAGATTATTTTATTCCTAATGGTTGTACATTGGGTTATTATGTGTCTAATGATGATGGAGCAACATGGGAAGTATATTCCGGTACTGATACTGGAGAACATACGTTTTCAAAACCAGGAAATAAACTTTTGTTAAAAGTATCTGCATCAGGTGATGTATCTAAAAATGCATACAAGATGAGTGATTCAGAAGATTTTATGATGTGTGGAACTAAGTATGCATCAGAAATGGATCCTGCTATTAAACAAAAAATGACTAAGTTTAAATTAAGAGGAAAAAAGAAATAATATGGCAACAATAACTGGCTCACAAAGATTATTATCTTTAGAAGGTAACACTGTAGATACTACTGTTTCTTTAGGGGCAGGTGGTAGACTATTGGATAGTAATGGATCTGCTGGTACTAATGGTCAGATTCTTAGTACTACAGGATCAGGTGTACAATGGGTTAATGACAAGACAGGTTCAAATAACTATGTATCAGGTATTAGCTTTAATACAACAAATGGAGTTCTAACATTAACACGTTCAGGTCTAGGAGATCTTACAGTAGATTTAGATGGTAGATATTTAACCTCTGCATCAAACTTTTATCTTGATGGTATAACTAAATCAGGTAACACACTTACGTTTAGCGTTAGTGGTACTACAAATCAAACATATACATTTGGTAAAAATGCATTTAGTAGCTCTACTATTTATGCTGAGCCAGGTATATTTAGTGGTGGTGGTACACCAACTTTAGCTTCCGGTGTAACTGGAGCAGAAGTAAGGACATTAATTGGAGCTGGAACTGGTTCAGGATCTATGAGCTCTTGGACAATAAAAGAAGGTAATGGTACTGAATCAACTTCTGTTACTAATGGAGAGACTTTTACTATTGCTCAAGGTACCGGTATTACATCTGAGATGACATCAACAAGTAGTGGTGGAACTATAACTATTACTAATACATTACCAGATACCGGTAGACCTGCAATATTATCTAATGGTTCAACCCCTTCTTTAAATTCAGGGATAAGTGCCGCAGAGGTAAGATCTCTTATAGGGGCAGGAACTGGAAGTGGTAGTTCTAACTTGGTTATTGGTACAACATCAACAACTGCAATGGCAGGTAATACAACAACTATTACTTCTGCACAAGCAACTGCTATTGTAAATAACAGTAAGAAAGTATCAGATACTGGAGTACCGGCAGTTTTGTCTAATGGAACTACTCCATCATTAAACTCAGGTATATCTGCTGCTGAAATGAGAAGTCTTATTGGAGCAGGTACAGGTAATGGATCATCCAATTTAGTAATTGGAACTACTTCTACAACAGCTAAAGCAGGTAATATAACTACTATAACAGGTGCTCAAGCATCTGCTATAACTGCAAATACTGCTAAAGTTACAGATTCAGGAACACCAGCAATACTTTCAAATGGAAGCGCACCAAGTCTTAATTCAGGAATCAGTGCTGCAGAAGTTAGAACATTGATTGGTGCAGGGACTTCAAGTAGTGCGGGAGTTACAAGCGTTAGTGGTACTGCAAATAGAATTTCTGTTACAGCAGGTGCCACACCTACGGTAAATGCAATTACAGGTACAGTAACTTCTTCTTCTGCTAAATTAGCAACAGGAGCACAAATACAAACAGCTATTAATTCAGCTGTAACAGGAGTATTAAAATATAAAGGAACTTGGAATGCAGCCACCAATTCCCCACAACTTCAAAGTCAAAAAGGTACTGTAGGTGAATACTATATTGTATCTACAGCAGGTAATACAAATTTAGATGGTATTACAGACTGGGCAGTAGGTGACTGGGCAGTATTCTCTGATCAAGCTACAGATGCTTGGCAAAAAATAGATAACACACAAGTTGGTAATGTAACAGGTTCTGGGGTAAGTAAAAGACTTGCATTTTGGGATAGTGCATCAAACATTTCAAGTAATAGTGGTTTTACAGTTAATACAGCATCTAAATCTTTAAATGTTAGTGGTCCAATAGTTTGGGATGGAGGTGGATCAACAGAATCTAATAGTGCTTATGATAATATGATTACTGGCTTTAGTGATTCAGGATCAGGTACTATAACATTAACACTTACACAACAAGATGGTGGTACTTTAACTACATCATTTAGTAATCCACAAGGTACTATGTCTTCTTGGACTATTAAAGAAGGTAATGGAACAGAAAGCACGGCTGTTACAAATGGTGAAACATTAACAATAGCACAAGGTAGTGGTATACAATCAGAAATGACTTCTACATCTAGTGGAGGTACTATTACTATTACCAATACAGATAGAGGTTCTTCTCAATCTATATTTAAAAACGTAAGTAATAAATCAGGAACTATTGTTGCTAAAAGCAACAATGATACCTTAAATATTTTAGGTTGTAAAGGAACAAACGTAGAGATTAATGAAGAAGAACGTACTGTTATTATTTGTGCAGATCAACAAACTCTTTCTGTATCAGGTCAAACACTTACAATTTCTGATGGTAACTCTGTAACAATGCCAACTAACACAGGACCTCAAGGTCCCAAAGGAGACACCGGGTCTCAGGGGCCACAGGGTGGTAAAGGTGATAAAGGAGATACAGGATCACAGGGTATACAAGGAATACGTGGATTAACTGGAGCAGCAGGTGCAAAAGGTGACACAGGTGATGCAGGAGCTACCGGAGCAAGAGGACCGGCAGGAACAAACGGTACAAATGGAGCAAAAGGAGATACTGGAGATAGAGGTCCTCAAGGTACACAAGGTATACAAGGTAATCCTGGAACTGCAGGAGCCAAGGGAGATACGGGAGCAAGAGGTCCCGCAGGTGCAGCTGGTGCAGCCGGGGCAAAGGGAGATACTGGTGCTCAAGGACCAAAAGGTGATACTGGTTCACAAGGTCCAGCAGGACCTAATGGTGGAACATATCACTATACTAATTCAGGTGATAACCCAAGTAAATATAGATTCTGGGGTACTTCATCTACTTATGGTATAGGAATGCAATCTGGTCAAAGTTATGGTTATTTAAATGACTATGCTACAGTATTCCAGATGAACAATGATGCAGACCGTGGTTGGGTTTGGAAATATGAAGGACAGTCAAATAGTGACGGTGCAATGTCATTAACAACTTCTGGTAATTTAAGACTTAAAGGAGTTTCTGATGTAGGATATGTTAGAATTAATGGTGCAGATGTAATTAATGAAAAAGGAGATTGGGTAGGTAATCCAACAGGTTTGACAGGACCAAAGGGAGATACAGGATCTACCGGTCCAAGAGGAATACAAGGTGTTACTGGATCTCAGGGACCTGCCGGAGCTAAAGGAGATACAGGTTCAAGAGGGCCTGCTGGAACTAATGGAACTAATGGAACCGATGGTGCTAAGGGAGACACCGGATCAACAGGACCTAGAGGTGCAACCGGACCAGCTGGATCTACAGGTAGTCAAGGCCCGCAAGGTCCACAAGGTGATAAAGGACCAACTGGTAGTCAAGGACCAACTGGCGCTAGAGGACCTACCGGTAATACTGGAGCAACAGGAAGTCAAGGACCACAGGGAATACAAGGCCCTGCTGGATCAAAAGGAGCAACTGGATCAACAGGTCCACAGGGACCAGAGGGACCAGCCGGAAAAGATGGTGCAAGTTTTCCAGTCAATCTTGATGGTAAAACAAGTGCAATTAACAGAATGGACTTTTTTGTTGAAGGCCAAAAATTCCCTGTTATGATAATAACATTAGAAGATGGAACACAACTTTGTTTTAATGCAGGTGATTGTCCTAGATTTTAATACTTAAACTAACTATTATGGCAAAAAAGAAAAAAGTATCAACTAAGAAAAAGGTATCAACTAAGAAAGCAATTAAAAAACCTACTAAGAAAAAGGTAGTAAAAAAGAAAGTTGTTAAAAAAGTAGAGGTGCCTGTAGTTAAAGAGCAGTTATCCCAAAGATTTTATTTTGATATTGAGTCTTTAGTTACAGATGGTAATTCTTTAATAAAAGAAATACTATTTACTTACACAGGTTCATTAGTAATACCTAAATCATTAAAATCATCATATGAAAAGAAAAGTGTTACTGTACATGGATCATACATTGTAAAAGATGGTGATGAAGGAATTGTTACAACACAAGATTATAAATCATTATCTAAAAATGATGTAAAAGTATTTTTAGTAAAGTATTTACGGGATGATTATATAACAGGAATGCAGAACATAATTAAGAAAGATTTATTACCAGACACAAATTTAGTTGTTGATCTTCCTTGGTAGTTTAGAAAATATTATTATCTTTGAAGAGTATACAAACTTTTAAAAACCAATTATAATGGCAAAATCAAAAAAAGCAAAAAAAATTTCTGCAAAGGAATTAGAAGAAGTAAAAGTAAAGCAGAATGAAATCAATACTTTATTGATGAACATAGGTAATGCTGAACTTGTAAAAAATCAACTTGTATCTAGACATACTGAACTTCAAGCAGAATGGAAAGATATGAGTGTAGCTTTAGAAGAAAAGTATGGATCTGTAAACATTAGTTTAGAAGATGGTACTATTAGTGACATAGAAGAAGAAAAAGCTTAGACTTACTTTACATATTTACTTAAACAAAATTTTAAAACCAGGCATTAGTTGTTTGGTTTTAAAATTTTTTGTATATTATTATTGTATAGTTTACAAGCAAACATTACAATATAATAAAATTAAGTATCTATGATCCCAACAAGCTCAAGTGCCTCAACAAACGGGTGTGACAATATATCATCCAATTGTGTAGTGTGGCAAGGTCCAGATATTGCATGTATTGATTTATGTACAGGTGATACAATAACTGATGTTACAGCAAAACTAGCAACTAAAGTTTGTGATATAATTACTAACGGAGTTGATGCTAATCCTAATCTTAGTGGATTAGATCTTACTTGTTTAAATATTCAAGGTCAAACACCAACAACTTTGGTACCTGTGCTACAGGAAATGGTTAATCAGATTTGTGCTAATAGTTCTGGTACAACTGTAGGGACAAGCTCAAATTTAGCCAGATCAAAACAAACAACAGATAGTTTACCTATAATGACATTACCTGCATGTATGCAGTATGATGATAAAAATGGAAATCCTGTAACAGAACTACGTTTAGATTTATTTGCAAGTTTAATTGCCAATCAGGTATGTACTAACTTACAAAGTATTCAGATTATAAATACAACTCTTTCAAGTTATGGTGATAGATTAAATACATTAGAAGCATGTGTTTTACCATGTTCTGGAGTTGTAGCTGAAAAGCAAGTTATACCAACTTGTATTATTAATGTAGGTAACTTAACAGATGTATCAGTACTTCTACTTGCTTTAGAACAAAGATTTTGTGCTTTAGAAAATGCTGTTGGAACACCAACACAGATTAACTCTGCAATAAGTCAAACTTCATTGATAGGGTCTACAAGTTCATTATCATCAGAAGCAACATACGGTTCTATAACTGGATATAATAATAACCCTAGTACACTTGCACAAAGTGTTCAAAATGCATGGATTGTTATTGATGATTTATATAATGCAGTTTCATCTATACAAACAAATTGTTGTCCGACAGGTTGTGATAGTGTTGTTTTTGCATATACAACAAGTAATGTTTTAAATGCTGCAGGATCTATAGATGCTATAAACTTTGATTTCACATCATCATCTATACCATCTTCATTTACAACACCTGCTGGATCTTCTGTTATTACTTTAACAGATTCACTTGGTTCAAGTGCAACAGCAGTAGTAGATGTGACGCAGCTACAATCTAACGGGGGAGGTTACAATTTTCCAATACCAACATTAAATCAGTATGGAAATATAAGCGTTTCTATAGACTTTAAAGTTACTGATAGTACATCAACTTGTGAATCAGTTGAATCATCTGTAATAGATGGTGTGATTCCTTGTCCAACTATATTATTTACAGATATGACAGTATCAGGTGGAAATGCAAACTTTACAAATTTATTAGGTGTAACAGCACAGTATACCTTAACAATTAGAGAAGCTTCATCAAACAATGTTGTTGGTACATATGTTATTAACAATCCAGGATCACAAGTTACACAACCAATAGGAGGATTAACTGCAGCAACAACTTATACAGCAGAGCTTCAAATTATAATAAATGGTCAAACAAAAGAGTGTGACAGAGTAGATTTTAATACTGCATCAGCAAGTGCACCTTGTGATGCTGGTATGGATGTAGCATTTATTATAGACTACACAGGAAGCATGGGGGATGAAATAGATTTTATTAAAACTGGGATGTCTGGTATAATTAATACTATAGATACTTCTTCAGGTTCTAACAACTATAGAATAGGTATAATAACTGTTGATGAAATGCCAGGTTCAGATGCGCCAAATTATGGAGCTTGTGCAGACTATACGTCATTACCTGCTACTCAAAAAATTGCTAATACAGGAATTGGGGTAACACAGTATTTAACAGCATGGGAAATGTTCTCAGACAATAATGGAACAACAGCAAATACCCAAGTTCAAAAACTTAATGGTGGTGTTGATGGAGTATGTGTACAATTGGGTGATGGTAATTATTCTCCTGAACCTACAGATATGGCAATTGGTCAAGTATTAACAGGAAATTTCTTAAATGCATTTAGAGCAAATGTAGCAAAATATATTGTTGTAATAACTGATGCTTTACCAGGAGGTGATGATGATGCTTTCACTCCAACTGATTATACATACATTGGTCAATTAACAAATCAAGCTAATAATCAAGGTGTTAAAATAATTGTATTAGGTGATGGTGTGGATGCTACATTTGATAATGGAGGAACAATTGTTTACCCATGGAGAGAGTTAGCAATTAATACTGGCGGATCTTGGAATGCAAATGAAGATCCTTCAACAATAAACGCAGAGCTTATAGCAAGCTGCTAAAATAAAATAATAAAAAATGGCATGTAATTGTTCAAATAATAGTAGTAATTGTGGATGCAATGATGTTGCATTAACTAACCCTTGTTCATACACTGATTGTAGTGTTGGTAGTGAAAGATGTGAAGATATTCAATGTGCTTCATGTGTAAGTTATTGTGGTACATCTTTTCAAATAGGTGATCCTGGTAGCAAAATAGTTATAACTTCTGGTGAAAGACTTGATTCTATTATACAGAAGTTTTCTATGATTTTAGCAAATGGTTTAGGTGCTTGTACATCAGATGATGTTCAACATGATCCATATAATGTATATGCAGGTGTAGTTACTAAAAACTCTGCAGAAGTTCTGTGGAATGGAGTTTGGAGTAATAGTACTGGTATAAATATTTATATAGATACACAAATTAATCCGCAAGGATGGACATTGGTAAATGCTACACCTATTGTACCAACTACAAATAATTTTAAAATAACAAATCTAGTTCCAAATACTCTTTACAAAATTAAAGTTGTAGATGCAGGTTTAGGTTCTAGTTGTATACCTATTGAAATTTTAATTTCAACGGGAGCACAATAAAATAACAACAGGTGGTGGTTTGTTGGTTTTCTACTACAAACGTTGGAAGAGGCCGGGTTTAACTCCGGTCTCTTTTTTTTTCTTATCTTTACAATAATCAAAAAAATTTTTATGGACAATTTAAAACAGAGAGTATTAGAATCATTAAAATGGAAAAAGCATCCTTCTATTAGTAGTGCAAGACTTGGTATAACTGAGAAACAATACAGAAAGATCAAAAAAGAATTGTTAACTGAGAGGAAGAATAAAAAAAAGAAATCAATATTTTTTAGCAAAGCAGTAGAAAATGCTCAGGTTGTAGAAGCAATTGATTTAGAAAAAGGAGAAGGTAAGATATCAGGAACTTTTGATCATGAACCTAAAAGTGCAGAAGAAATAATTGAGTTACTAAAAATAGATACTGATAGGTGGAAGCTATCTCAGTATTGGAATAAACAAATGGGTGATCACTGGAGAGTGTCAGCATTAGTATCTCAGATTAAAAATCCAGAAGAAAAGCTTTTTAAAGAGTTATTAGAAAACTGGAAACCCAAGACTTATAAATTACCTAAAGTTAATCTAAAGAATATTGTCTCAAATGATCCTGTGTGTGGTGTAATATCATTACAAGATATTCATTTTGGAAAAGAAGGTAATGATACTATAGATAAAGATTTTGAAGATACAGTTACCTACCTAATACAAAAGGCAGCTCCAGTTAATTATATAGAGAGAATGTATTTTGTTGTAGGAGGTGATTTAATAAACATGGATACATTTGATGGTACTACCACTAGTGGAACAGGATTAGACAACTGTATGCCTGCTACAGAGGCTTATATGCAAGCGTTTGATGCAATGCATTGGGCTATAAATTATATTAAAGCATATTGTAAAGAATTAGTTGTTGTATATGTTCCGGGTAATCATGATAGATTATCTTCTTTTCATTTAGTTCATGCTTTATCTAAATCTATTATTAGTGATGAGATAGTTTGGGATACCAAATATGAAGAAAGAAAAGTTCATGTATGGCATAATAACTTTAATGCTTTTGAGCATGGTGATAAACGCAGCAAGAATAATCCACTGATATATGCATCAGAGTATCCAAAAGAATGGGGTGCTACAACAAACAGAACATTATTCAAAGGTCATATACATACAGATAAAAAAGTAGAATATATGACATCTAATGAAACAGCTGGTTTTATAGAAAAGACACTTCCAAGTTTAGGAAAGACAGATTACTACCACTATAGTAACAAGTATGTGGGTAATAGAAGATCTGGTAAATTAGAAATTCAACACCCAACAATGGGAAATATATGCGTATTAACTTACCAAGCAATATAAAGACCTCACTTTAAATTTCATTAAGTGGGGTTTTTTTTGTAAATTATAAATGTAGACTGTATGATTAATAATTTTAAAAAACCTGATTTGAATGCTCCAAGATACAGACAAAAAAGATTGGGGTTATTAAATGAAGAAACATATAGAGAATTCAAAGAGAAAAAACCTTTGTATTCTAAAATAGATAATAAGAAGCTAAAAAAAATAATTAAAACATATAATGAAAATTTATGGCATGCTGTAATAGATAATAGAGATGGTGTTGAATTACCTGATTCATTAGGATTTATGTTTATTGGAACATGCCCTAACTCTAAATCAGTTAATACAAATTATGCATTATCTAATCAGTATGGTAAAGTTTTACAAAACAAGAACTGGGAAACAGATGGTAATTTAGGAAAAATATTTTATACAAACTGGTCAACAAAGTACAGATTTAAAAACAGAGAACTTTGGAGATTTAAAGCGTGTAGAAATTTTAAAAGAACAGTTGCCAAAGACTACCCAAAAAATTGGACAAAGTATGTTATAATGAAAAATAAGTATAGGGTAGCTCATCTTTATGATAAGACACCTGACAAAACTAATGAAGCTCTTAAAGATTATAATGAATTTGAAATATAAAAACTATGTCAACAATAGCAGAAGTAGTATCAAGAGTAAGGGGTCAAGTCAAAGCAGAAGTACAAGACGCATTTATTACAGATAGATATATTTATAGTTTGATAGAAAAGTTTGCTCAGATATTAATGAGAAGACAAGATTATGCAAACAAATTAATGAAGTTTAATTCAGTGTGGAAAGCTTTACCATATGTAGAATTAATAGAAGTAGATAAAGTAGAGGCTGGTTGTTCTGGAATAACAAGTGGTTGTACAATAAAAAGAACAAAGCATAGATTACCTAGTATGATAGAAGGATACTGGGGTCCTTTAATCCGTACAGTAAGTTCTATTGACGGATCTCAAGAGTTACAAGCAACACAGCCGGGTACATATACTTCAATGACTAAAACAACCACATTTAAATATAATAAAACATTATATTTTTGGTGGTTAGATGGGTATATATATTCTCCCAGTATTGAATGGGACGCATTAAAACTAGAAGGAGTATTTAATTCAGACATTACAAGATGGAATTGTGATTTAGAAGATGACTGTACACCTAGATATGAACAACCAATATACATTCCAGAAGCGCTTTTTGCAGAGATAGAAGGTCAAGTTATTCAGACAATGATTGGATCAATGCAGATACCTTCAGAAGATTCAGATAATAAACGTAATATACATAGACAATAATGGGCGTATCAAATAAATACAGAACGTTTAGTCAATTAATGGAGGATGTATCCATTGACTTTTCTAATTATGCATTAGAAGGGATGATTGAACCACAACAATTAATTAAGGTTGCAACTAGAGTAAACTATGATTTAGGTTTAAGAATACATAGAACAAAAGAAGTTGTTTTAGATATAGAGCATGGTAAAGCTCAATTGCCATCTGATTTTGCATTTATAAATTATGCATTTAGATGTGGGTCTTATGTAATTAATAATAGCATGCCTTCAGGTACCCATGTTGAAACATTTAATGATGTACCTTACGTTCCTGCACCAACTGATGCAGCACCTTGCGAGGATGGTCAAACATGTAAAGATGTATGTGTTGTTAAAACATGCAATGACAAAAATGAGTATCAACTTGTTCAACGGGTAGGTCCATCACAATACAGACAGTTTAGTAGTTGGACTCAGCTTAGAATACAAAATGTAAACGATCCAACATGTTTTTGTCCTGCATTAGGAGCACAAGCTTTAGATGTTGCTGAGATAAAAGATGGTTATATGATAACTACATTTAAAACAGGAAAGGTTTATATAAGTTATCAAGGAGCAATGGAAGACGCTAATGGAGATTTACTTGTTCTAGATCATCCTTACTGTAATGAGTATTATGAGTATGCAGTAAAACAAAGGATTTTAGAAAATATGCTATGGCAAGGAGAAAATGTTTCACAACAAATAGGTTTTGTTGAAGGTAAACTTAGAGCAGCAAGAAATAATGCACTTGGTTTTGTTAACACTCCAGACTTTGCTGAGATGAGAAAAGTATGGACAATGAATAGAAGAGCTCAATATCATAATTATTATAATATGTTTTTAAGTTATGCTCCTGCAAATCCTCAAGTATCTGGACCAGCAGTAATAAACAGTAACGGTACGTCTGCTACTACAACTGGATATAATTAATAAAATATATTTAACTAGTTATGGCAAAGAAGAAGTCTACATCAAAAGCTAAAGCAACACAAGCATCATCTAAAAGTAGTTCTAGTGTAAATACTAACATGTTTACCAAAGGAATGAATAAAGATGTAACACCGTCTTTTGAAAAAAATGATACTTGGTACCATGCTGTTAACGCAGCAAATAATAGTTCAGATGGTGACCTGGGTATTATTGGTAATGAGCCAGCTAATTTACAATGTGGTGTTATACCTTACACTATTATAGGAGCTATACATAGATATGGTGATGAGTGGATTGTATATTCTACTGATAATATTAGTTCAGAGATAGGAAGATTTGATGATAGTGAATGTAAGTATGAGACAATAGTTAATGATCCATGTTTAAATTTTAATAAAAAGTTTTTAATTAGCGGTGCAGCAAAAGAAAATTTTGACTGTTCTTGGCAAGTGTATTGGGATGATGGTAACAATCCATCACGCTCAATGAACATAGATGATGTACCATACATACAAGATATAGTATCAGCTCCAGGTGATCCATGTATTATTTATGAGGATACTTCTTTTTTAGATTGTGAAAAAATAAGATTACATCCTCTAGTAGATACACCTTGTCTTAAACTTACTAAGGCAACAGATGGAGGTACTATTATAAATGGAGCTTATCAAGCTTATATAGCTTATACTGAGAATGATCAGGTTATATCAGACTACATAGGAATATCAAACATCCAAACCATATGGTCACATAGAGGTACGAATGGATCACTTGATATAGAAATTGATGGTTTAGATAAAGATTACTTTTATTTTGATTTAGTATTACTAATAAGACAGCAAGGACAAATATTTACAAAACTTATAGGTAACTATAGTACTGAATCAAAACATATAAATATAGACTATATAGATGATTCACTTATATCTATACCAATACAAGAAATATTTAGACAGTCACCCGCATATGAAAAATCAGAGGCAATGTACGTTGTCAATGATTATCTTATAAGACAAGGACCAACTGAACAATTTGATTTTAATTATCAACCTCTTGCAAATAATATAAAAACTAATTGGGTTATCAATGAGGTAAGTAATGATTATTATATAAACTCAGGTAATAAATTAGGATACATGCGAGATGAGCAGTATGCATTTTTTATTAGATGGATATATAACACAGGTGAAAGGTCTTCTTCATATCACATACCAGGTAGAGCATCTAAGGATTATACTTTACCTAATGGGGTAGTTGAAAATGAAAGAACTATAATATCTGGTCCCAATACATTAGATCCTGCAGGTGATCCTTTATTTAAAGTTTATAATACAAGTTCTGTAGGTGCTTTAGTTAATGAGGCACAAGATGATGGATCAAGAATAATAGCTAGAGGTGATATGGCTTATTGGGAATCTACAGAAAAGTATCCTGATAAACAACCTGAAATATGGAACTCAAGCTCACATACTTGGTCAAATGAATTTGATCCGGGTGCAGACTTATGTGGTGAATTTATCAGACATCATAAAATGCCTAATGAAATGGTTAATCCTGTATTAGGTTTAACAGATGGTACGGATACAGGTATATACATATTAGGCGTAGAATTTTCAAATATAAAAAGACCTGTATATAATGATGGTAGTCCTATTACAAATATAGTAGGTTATGAATTACTTAGAGGGTCTAGATTAGGTAATAGAACTATACTTGCTAAAGGTATGTTTAAAAACATGCGTGAGTATGATTTACCAGATAGTGAAAATTTAATTGGTGATGCTCAAGGTCTATATCCTAATTATCCTTTTAATGATTTAAGGCCTGATGTGTTTCACACAACAGTTAGAAAAACAACAGGTTGTGACAATGGAGGTCCATTTTCTGGTTCTGCAATTAGTGATTTTCCACCTCTATCTGGTTTTAGAGAAGATGTTTTTACATTTCATTCACCAGATTTAATGTTTACTAAACCATATTTAAATGCATATGAAACAGTATTCTATGGTAAGATAACTGGAGAATCATCGGGTTACTTTAAACCATCAGAGAAGCATCCTCAGTTTAAATTACTAAGAAACATTAGTGCTATAATTAGTGCATTAATAGGTGTAGGTTATGCTTTAAGAAATATCAATGGTACACCAGATACTAAAGCATTGCCAGTTCAAGGTATTAACACTGCTTATCCTGAATGGAGAATTGACGAAAGAGGTGGAGGTGGTGGAAATTGGAATGACTTTGCTTCATCCGTAACTCCAGGAGGTGTTGCAACTGCTAGTACATCAGGTAATATTAGTAGTCACACTGGTGGTGATGGTAATAATAATTATAAAGGAGCTGGTGCACAGACTGATGCAAACGATGCTATTAATACATATGTATCTAGTCAAGGTGGTGGAGGTATTGGAGGCTGGTTAGGTGGCCTTTTAGATTTGTTTACTGGTGGCATTCAAGATGTTCAAGATTTAACAGGATTTGGAGATAGTACAAAAGAAAGACTAAATCAGTTGGCTATAGATAACATGTCAGATACAGGTTCTACTGCTAATGGTGGTCTTATGGGTGGTGGCTCTCAAGAAGGAGTGACATTAGATACCTCAGAATCAAACTTAGGTAAATTATTTAAAAGAGCTTTTGGTTTTGCATTACTCCAAAAAAATATTGCAGTTGGCGGTCAAGAAATAATAGATTTATTATATAACCTAAATTCTTTTCAGGAACATGTTTTAAAATATAATGCATATGGGTTCTATAATGATTTTGATGCCCATCCTTTAAACATAACATTTAGAACATTAAATGAAGCAGCTAATTATATAGGTTCTTCATTCCAAACATTTGATCAAAATAAATATAAAATAAATAATTTATTTAGACCTACTACTGTAGCAATTTCAACTAAAGATAATATATCTTCAAACTATGGTGTAGAAGATAAATCTAGATTTGCTTTAGGTGGATTCTTTAATAGTAATGGTACTGCGTCAACACCAAATTGGCAAAGTAATTTAAAAAATCCAGAAGGTCCATATAAAAAACCTATATCTGCATTGTATGGTGCATTAAAGTTTAACATGGATAATCAGTATGGTCAACTTGATGGTATAAAACAAATACAGCAAAGAGGTTGTGTAGAAAAAGTAGATCAATCAGATCCAGCTAATTTAAAATATACAAGTAAAGCTTTATTTAGTGGTGATGTATTTATTTCTCACTACACTGAAAAATCTATTATGCCAATTTTTACTGACTTTTTAATTGGTCAGTATGATGGATATCCATATGATTATTACTTAAGATACAATGTACCTTTTCCAAGATTTTGGCTTAACAGTAGAAAGTTTGATATGGCCGGTATGGCCACTACAATAAGTTCTTTTGGATTCAATGAACTGTTTGGTGGTAATGATATTGATGAGACTTTACCAAATGAATTATATTACTTAGATAGAGGTGATACTTGTGGATGGAACTTACTATCACTTTTTACTTCTGATGGTTTGAATAGTGCGTTTGCTATGAACCGTGCATACATGTATAGTCACATAAATGGGGTAAATGATTTTTATGTTGAAACAGAAATTAACTTACCGTATAGAGATTGGGAAGAACCAAAAGAAAGAAGATTTTATGACAAGTATGATTACAATGATTTAGATGATTTGTTTCATGCTGAAATAGAAAAATTTGATAACTTTTATAAGTATGACGAGTCTCTAAGTCCATCTAAATTTATCAGTCAAAACAGTACGTTTGCAGAGCTACAAACAAAAGACTATGACCCATACGTTGCAGAAAATTGTTATGTCAATTATCCTAAGAGATTAATATATTCCTTACGTGCTGAAGAAGAAGATAGAAGAGATTACTGGAGGCAGTATCTATTTGCTAATTACAAGGACTTTAAAAATAAAGTATCTGTCATAAAACCTTTTAGTAAGACGGGAGCATTAATGTTTTTCCCTTATCAATCACCACAATTATTTCAGGGTGTTGATACTTTAAAAACAGATGCTGGTACTAAAATAACAATAGGTGATGGTGGATTGTTTAGTCAGCCTTTACAGAATATAGTAAATAGTGATTTATCAAATGAGTATGGATCACTAGAAAATCAACGTGGTGTTATAAACACAGCAGCAGGTTTATTTTTTATATCCCAAGCTCAAGGTAAAATATTCCAATATACTCCAGGCAAAGGCTTAATTGCTATATCAAACCAGGGAATGAAATGGTGGTTTAATAAATATTTACCTTCTAAATTTTTAAAACAATTCCCAGAAGCAGAGGAAACAAAATGGATAGACAATCCAGTAGTTGGAGTTGGTTGTCAAGTCATGTATGATCCAAATGATGATATAGTCTACTTTATGAAAAAAGACTATTCAATGAAATCTCAGTATGCAATAAGAGCAACTCTTACAGATAGATTGACTGCACCAATTGATATTACTCTTGGTGGTAATGTAGTTGCTGTTGAGATAGGAGATCCTATATATTTTGATGATTGTTCTTGGACCATAAGCTATGATCCAAAAGCAAAAGCATGGATTTCATTTCATGATTGGCATCCTGAATTTGCATTGCCAAGTATAAATCATTTCTTTACAACAAAGACTATTGAGACAGATATACCACAATGCCCTCCAGGTTATACTTTTAATTCAACAACTGGGTTATGTGAAGATATTATAAATATAACTGAGCCACGTGAAGTAACAGTAGATGATATACCTGCAACTGTTACAGGTGGTCCACAAAATTGTTTATTAGATATTGTAATTGCTATAGATGCATCTGGTAGTACAGGTAATCCAGGCCCTGGTCAAAATACTTTAGCAGATGCAGAATTAACATGGTTGGTAGCTTTTATAAATGATCCTGCTATACAAGCAGCATTAACTGCAAATACTATGCAGATAGGATTTTTAGCTTGGGCAACTAATTCAGCTCAAGGAAATCCAACTGGGACAGGACAGTCTATGTTAGGAGCTGTTACTGGAGCTCAAGCAAGAACTTGGTTTCAAAATAACTGGTCAGGTCAAAATGGTATAGGTGGTCAAACTAATGCACAACTTGCAAGAACTAATGGGTTAGCACAGCTTAATAATAAAGCAGGATCAGCTTACTCCGCTGCCTATCCAGCAAGAAGTGCTGATCCTTTCTTTAGACAAATTTTAATTGTAGTAACAGATGGTAATGCAATTACTTCAGGTAACAATACATTAACTCCACAAAGTTTTAATTCTTTACAAAGTCCAAATGTTATACCTGGAGCAGGTGGTCCAGTTAATCAAGAATTAATGTCTGTATTTGTAGGTCCAAATGCAAATGGTCCAAATAATTCAACCATTATTGATCAAATAACAGTTGGTGCTGGTGCGGGTCCAGCTAATGCATATTATAATGCAGGTCCTCCAATAACACCTGGGCCAAATCAATTTATAATGAATGCAAGTGTTCCAGCATCATTGCAGGCTACAGCACAACAAATAGCAGCTCAAGTTTGTACTATTCCATTTACTTGTGATTGTCCAGCAGGGTATACTTTAGTATATCCAAATGCTACTAACGGATTTTATACAGATCCTACAGGAACATGTGATGATGTAAATCCACCTATTTGTAGACAGGTTGAATGTCCTGACTGTCCACCAGGTCCAACAAATACAACAACAACTACATTAGGAAGTTGCCCAGATACATTCCCTGAATTAGGTCTTATAGGAGACCCTAACTGGGTAGACCCTACACCTCCATTGTGTAATTATTATTATGCAGACTTTGTGCAAGCTAATTACCAAGTTGGTTCATTCTGGAGACATAATGTAAGGTGTGATTTATTTGCCAATTACTATGGTGAAAGTTTCCCGTGGGAAATAGAATTAATATCAAATACAGGTCAGACAGTAAATACTATTAGAAGTATAGAATATCAACTAGAAACATTTGTTTATAAAGGAGAACCAGAATACAATATGTGTGGGGGAGATAAATGGGAAGATCTTTTATTTAATTTTGATAAAGCAATTATTTATAATACAGAACAGGTATCAGGATTACTGAATATAGAAATGCAACCATTTAATAATCCATGGGCAGAGAATGCATACCCTATAGTTAGCCCTAATGACATAACTGTTCTTTCTAGTAAAGTAGAACATAAGTTTAGAATAAATCAGTTTTATGATATTACAAATGATAGAGGTGAATTTTCTAACGCAGAACAATCTGTATTTGATACACAATGTAATGGATACATTAGGCCTTTAAATCAAACTAATCTAAATTACTTTAAGAGTCCTACTCAGCATAAAAAGTTTAGACATTATTCTAATCATGTTTTATTAAGAAGACAAGAATCTGGAAATAGAAAAATGCTATTAAGATTAGACAATACTAAATTATTACTATCAAAAAGATAATGGGAAGAAATAAAAGCATAGGATTAAAAGGAGGACCAAATGAAATAATTATTGATCCAAAAGGACAATGGAATCATCCAGGAAAAAACACACGTATTGAAGGTAATCACATTACTATGCAAGATGTGCAATATCCAGTGTGGGCTCAACCTAACATTGGTCCTGGAACAATGATGATGCCTGGTAGTGAACACTATTTTAAAAATGCAGATTATGTAGATGAATATCCCATGGCTCAAAATGGCATAGAAATTCCAAAAAGAAAGGGTGTAAGAATAAATGAGGATGGAAGTGTGTCTACACATCTAATGAAAGCTGAGACAGTTGATGGTAAATGGTATGGGTTTCCATCATTATTCCAAAACTCTAATGGAGAATGGATAGATATGTCAGGTGAGAAAGATTGGATGAATATATATAATGAAGCAAAAAAAAGAGGTGAGCTTATAGAATTTGGAGATGATGCAGAAAGTGCAATAAAGTTTGCAGAAGGTTCTTGGAAACCTAAGGCTCAACGTGGTGGTAGTGCATTACCTAAAGCTCAAGATGCTGGTAGCACTTCTACGCCAACAAAGCAAATTGAGTTTATGACTAATTGGGCAAATTCACCAATGCATAATCAAATGTTAAATGCTAGTTCTACCTCAGATAAATTTAAAGATAAAGTTAAGATTGCAAGAAATAACTTTAAGAATGTAAATATATCTGATGATGAAGTTGATGGTTTTCTAGGACAGTATATTAATGGTCAAATAACAATGAACCCTTCACTATTGGAAGAGGCTAGAATAGGCAATGGTTATGATAGCGTTCTTGTTCATGAATTGTCACATTTTACTGATGATGGTGACCCTGATAATAAGGGTTATTTTAAAGTAAGTAATATACCTTTATCTGACCGTAAACTAATTAAAAAATATGGTAAAGAAGGAATAAAACGTGCAAAGAAAGAAGAAAAAGAACTTAATGAACTATTATTGTCTGAAGGGTTAACGCCTAATGATAAAGAATTTCTTGAAGAAAGAATTGACCGTCTTAGATATTTAAATAGAGATACAGAAACAAGATCAAGAATAAATGCTACAAGATATTTTTATGAAGAGGATGAAAACTTTGGTAGAAGTAGTGAAAGAAACATAGACAAAAACTTACCAAGTATATTTGATTCTAAGGTAACTCCTGAGATGATCAAGGTTATGCAACAGAGTGGGCAGTATAAACAGTTACAAGAAATTTATACGGATGATCAGATACTAGAATTATTTAATACTATATCAGATAGCAAAACCCCAGAAAGAAGCTTTAATGTATTAAACGCAAGATATGGAAAAGAATTACCAACTGCTCAAAAGGGGAAAAGTATAATAACAGCATTATTAAAACAAGCTAAAAAATGGGCTCCAAGTGTTTTTGGAAAAGCAGACGATGTAGCTAAAAGATCAGATAATGTAGTTAAAGCTGTTAGCAATACTTCTAAAAAAGGTTTATATGAAATGTTTCCTATTAGACAACTAGATGCACCTACAAATTATGGTACTGTAAAGGTAGATGATGGTACTATACAAACTGCTTTAGATGCAATGAAAGCCCAAGGAAAGTATGCTGATGATGTAGGATATAGCATAGATGATTTAGTAGGTAGTGATATTCAGTACTTAGGTGATGTGAGTGGCAGAACTATTGTTAATGTGCCATTACCAGATGGCAAGAGTCAATTGTTTTATAAATCTTCAGGATTGGCTGGTAAAAGAGGAAGTGGTGTAGGAGGCACATCAGAAGGATTATGGCAACCCTATGGGGGTCATGCATCTGTTAGTGATTTTCCAGGCCGTGGTTATGTAGAGAATTGGTTTATAAAAGATTCAGGTTATGCAGACTATTATGGTAGTGAATCATTTAAAAACATAGCTAATAAATTAGGTGAAATAGGAAAAGAACAAGGATGGGATATGTCTAATCAAATACTAAAAAGTAAATTGAAGTATGGTGGAGAAGATCTACCAAAAGCTCAACGTGGGTTAATTAAACAGCTCATAAAAAGTGGAGCTAAATATGCAGATGAGATTATACCAACAATAAAAAATTATTTTAAAGGCGTTGATGATGCAGGTGAATTTGTATCTGAAATTAATTGGGGTAAATGGAATAAAACAATACCAGATAATAAACCCCTCATGGAAGAGTATGCAACAATTGAAAAGGTTGGTAAAGCAAAAGGTACTTGGATGAAGAATCCTGATGGCTCTAAGTTTACAGGTACACCTGAGCAATGGGTACAACAACAAAGTAGTAATTATAAAGCAGCTTTTGGTGAAAGTAAATTATTAAATCCTGATGGCTCACCTATGAAACTTTATCATGGATCACCTAAAAAGTTTGATGCTTTTGATGAGTCAATGTATCAATTAGGTGACTCAGGTTATTCTGGAGCAGGGATATATACAACACCTAGTAAAACAACCGCAAATAGTTATACAATATCTGGCAAAAGATTTCATGATGGAGAAATTGAGCCTACTCTTTATGAATTATATGGAAGGGGAAATAATCCTATAACGTCAAAGCAATTAATAGATAACTCTGGGGGAGATATAGGATTTGGTAAAGTTGGAGAATTAATTGATAAAAATTTACCTACAAGTCTTTTTAATTTTCATAGAAAAGGAGCTCCAAGAGTAGATCAGCTTTTACAATATGATGTTGCAATAAAAAATCAAAATAGAGGTATAAGTAATATTAGGCCAATTGAAAATGCTTGGGAAATTGTTTTTCCATCTAATAAACAATTAAAATCAGCAGTAGGTAACAATGGTATGTTTGATATGACTGACCCCAATATATATAAACAAAATGGTGGAGAGTATGATCCATATTTTGATATTGATGATAAGTCTAAACAAAGAAGAGAAAGATTAAATGCTGCATTAAAGAGAGTAGTTGCTAATTCAGATAATGATTCAGATTTAGAAGCATTGTTGTTAATGACTGCTGCTATGGAAAATTCATTTGGTGGAAATTCTGATGCATATGGTAGAAATTATACAAGAGGACCAATGTCTATAGATGATGCAGCCTACAATGATTTGTTTGATCCTAGAGGTGAAAATAACAGATACACAGCTCAACAAAAAAAGATGTTTGATTGGTTAAGTTCAATGGGTTTAGATCCTACAAATATGAACAATGCATTAAAAGCAGGAGATGAATTAGCAGGAATGGCTGCTGCTAGAATGCAATACGCTAGATCTCCTGAGAGTTTACCTAGCTCACAAGACCCAAATGCAATGTATGACTATTATATGAAATTTTATAACAAAACAGATGCTGATCATAAAGAAAGATTTATGGGGAACTATAATGCATTTATTAAACCAAAGCTAAAAACTGGTGGTGAAGATGATCCATATAGAAGATATAAGAAATATGTAAATGGTGGGTTTGTTGGATCAGATGAAGATAAAAAAAATTATGATAAAATAAATAGAATCAATTATGCAGATGCTAAAGCAGTAGGTATGACTCCTGCAAATTACATAATGACTGAGTTATCTAAGCGTTCTTAAACCTTTAAAATTAGTGATTCTAAGTAATTATTTGTATATTAATAATATAATATTATGAGTTTGAAAGTAAACAAAAAAAGTTTAAAACAACAAGGTGGACAGATGATACCTGAGCAACCTGGGATGCAGCAGCAAACGCAGCAACCACAGGTTGATCCAAAGGTTATGGAAATAACTCAAGTTATAAGTCAATCAGTTCAAGAAGGTCAAGATCCTAAAGATGTTATTTCAAGTCTACTAGAAAATCAAGTTGATTCTCAGATGATTGCGCAAGCATTAATGGTTGCAGGAATGAAAGAAGAACAAATAATAGCTTTATTTGATTCTATTGAAGAATCTAATCAACCTTCTCAGCCTGATCAAGTATCTAACAATCCTCAACTACTTGCAAGAAATGAAAGTTTACAAACTCAAGATCAACAAGGATCTCCTGAAGAGCAGATGATGATGCCAATGGCACAAGCCGGGACAGAAACAATTAATGATTACTGGCAAAATGCTAATGGTGACGTTGAAAGGCAAGATTTGGATGAAGTTACTATTACAGCAGATAATAGATCATGGTTAAAAAAATTAACGGATAATGCTTTGTATAATATTAATCCTTTATACTTGGCTGATGACGCTTTACAGGTACTAGGTATACCTGCTAACTTTATAAGAGAAGGTGTACAAGGTGTTTTTGACAAAGGAGATGGTTCATTTGATTGGGGTAATATTATACCAGATATACGTAACACTACTATATTAGATGATGATCCGTCTCAAGAGGGTGTATCTAAATCATTAGGTGTAGATAATTTTTGGGGAGCTCTTGCAACAGATATGGTATTAGATCCTACTACATATATTGGTGCAGGTGTTGTAAAGAATTTGCTAAAGAAAGGATTAAAAACAGGTAGTAAAAAACTTGCACCTAAACTTCTTAATAAGGTTGATGATGGATTAAAAAGAGCACCCGGTGAATTACCTGAGGGTGTTAGCATTATTGATATATTTAAACAAAATTTAGATGATGCAGATAACGGGCTTAGTCAAATTGATGATCTTGAGAGAAAAGAGATAGAAGATTTTCTAAATGTATTTAAAGAAGACAAAGCAGCTAGATCAGCTGAATCAGCAGCAGAAAAAGAAGCACGGGATTTACTTGATAATCAAATGATAAGAGACAAGTACTTTGATGATGTTGCTGGTTTGGAAGATGAGGATATAAGATTTATGATTGACAGAGGTGATGTCCCATCAGATGTTATTGAAAGATTAATAGAAAGCAGAAGAGGAAATTTGACAGAAGATCTTATTGGAAATCAGCAAGGTAGAAGCAGTCTTCTTGATGAATTCTTAAAAAGAAAAGACATACCTTCAGATGTAAAGTCTGATATGATAGATATAGATTATCTGAACATAGGAAATAGACGAGAAGACGTTAAAGATTTTTTAAAGAAAACAGGTATTGATAGTGATAATTTTCCAACAGGTGGAGAGCCTAGAAGCTATGCAGTTGGAGGAGAAAAACAATATATAAATGGTGTTTACTTGCCTGACGAAAAAGATATTGATGATAAATATTTAGACAAGAATATTAATAGAGCTGTTGAGTTCTATAGTGGTGTTGATCCTACATTAGGTTTAGCTCCTTTAATGCCACCGCCAAAAACAAATATATTTTTAGATACGCTACAAACTGGTGTAAGTATGTTTGCAGATGCAAAAAGTGCATTTGGAGGATATAGTGAAAGACAAGAAGAATGGGCTAATAAGCTACCGTCTTTTTATAAATATGATGTAAATACAGAAGGTGTATTTGAACCTGAGAATCAAATGAAAATTAAAGATTGGGCACAAACTCAATTTGATGAATGGCAGGCAGAAACAGACAAAAATGTTGCAAGTTCTAATAAAGAAAAAGCAAGTATTTTAGGTACTACTGTAGACAAAATGATTAATGGTCAAACATTTGAAGAATATAATAGAGAGCAAGGTCAAACAGTTGTTGGTAAAACAGCTGAAGAAATAGCCACTATGCAAGACTTATATAGGGCCGCTGCTAAAAAAGCTAGAGGTGGAGAACAATCTTTACCAAAAGCACAGTATAATCTTCCTGACTGGATGTATGGTAAAGATGGGGCTGAGTATGATATGGGTGGATCAGATTTCAATCCTTATACAGATAGTCTACAGGATATGATGAAAAATTCTGGTCAAACAAACTACATGGAGGATTTAATGAATACTACACCTCCAAGAAAATCAAGCAATCAACCAACACAACCCGTATCTAATAAACCGCCTGTTAGAACTGCAGATGATAAATTTGGTGACATTACTTTACCGGAAGCCAGAGTGTCTAATCCTTTAAGCGGTACATTAGATGCTATTGCAGATAGTCCTTTATACAATGCTTATACAGCAATGTCAAACTTTGCTGTCAAAGGAGCAGGTTTTTATAATAGAAGGATGGCAGAGCGTGATTTTAAAAGACAATATGATAAGCTTGAGTTGATGGGTGGTGCTGATTTTGCTTATGATACTAAGATGTCTGATCCTATGAGTGAAGGTTATTATGGTTTAAATGATGGACGTTTACAAGGTGAAGCGGAAAGAACAACTGGTTACTATATGAACTTCCAAGGATCTCCTACTCAGTTTGGTGGGGCAACAGGAACTGCAAAAAAAGGTGGTGAGTTTGAAGCACATATGATGTTTGATCCTAAAACAGGTAAAGGATATAAAGCCAATCAACCTGCTGATCATGAAAGAATGAAGAAACTAGGTTATCTTCATAAAGATGAAATGCAAGATGGAGGACCTATTACACCAGAAATGAAAGCTTATCTTGATGCCCTTGCATTCAATAAAGAAGCAAGGCAAGCTATTGGTACTAATGATAGAGAAAAACTAAAAAAATTAAGATTAGATAAACCATATAATACTAACGACCTAGCAAGAGATTTTCATGAATTACAACAACTAAGAAAAGCAGCAGGCTTGGGTGCAATGGAAGAAGCCTCTATTATTTTTCCCCATGTAGGTCAACAAATAAGAGGTGGTATTAATTCAATCCTAGGAACTAATTTTGAACAGGGTGGAGAAATAGAAGTTGATAATGATACATTAGCTGCATTAATAGCAGCAGGTGCTGACATAGAAATATTATAATTATGGCAAAAGTTAAAATAAACAAATTACCTAAAGGCTTCCATATAGTTGA